ATAGCCAAACAGGCAGGCTTTATGCCCTCTGCTTGGTTAGCGATTAATAGTCTGTCATATGATCGCACACCAGAGGGGAATACCCCGGGGTCCCAGGAGACCAGAGTGTAATAAAATACACGCTAACTCCAAAGGACCCCAGGACTAAACACCCTGGGGTTTTTGCTTTTCGAGTGTGAAGATACAGGTAACGAGGACCTGACAGCGCACTATAAACATGCTGTAAACGGGCGGTGACGAGGATGGCTTATCTTCTTGTAGATAAAAAAATTCGTCATATTAAAGCATATACTTGCCTGACTGTAAACGTCGTGGTAAACTACTAGAGAAAGGGGTTCGAATCCCCGGGACTGGTATGTGCTTTAATATACACACTCGTTCTGAGTACATAGTACAAAGAGGCAGAAAGATAAACTGCTAGAGTGTGTTTTGGAGACGTGGCAGAGAGGTTGATTGCACCAGACTGTAAATCTGGCCCGTAAAAAGCACGATGGTTCGAATCCATCCGTCTCCACCATATTTCGGGGGATTGGTATACTTGGCTAACACACCTGGTTTGCAACCAGGAGCAAACGGTTCGAATCCGTTATCCTCCACCAAGTTTGCTCTGTTAGTATAATGGTATTACACCTGTTTTGTAATCAGGTTACGGCAGTTCGATTCTGTCACGGAGCACCAAGTTACGGCCTCATCATATAGTGGTTATTATACCGGCCTGTCTAGTCGGATATCGGAGTTCGATTCTCCGTGGGGTCGCCAGTTTTAGGATAGCAACAGCAAACTCAAAAATTTCAATGTTTATGAAACCAAAATGCTATCCTGTTTTATTATACTCCGGTCGTCTAGTGGCTAGGACGCCAGCCTTTCAAGTTGGAGAAGCGGGATCGAAACCCGTTCGGAGTACCAAGTTTTATCTGTGTGTGAGAAAGTCTGGTTAATCTACTCGCCTTGGAAGTGAGAAATCGTAGGTTCAAATCCTACCACACAGACCATATATGCCGTTGTAGTCCTCTGGGAGGGCACTGGATTGTCTATCCAATTAAGGCGGGTTCGATTCCCGTCGACGGCGCCAAGTTTATGTCCCATTCATCTAGAGGCCTAGGATAGTACCCTTTCACGGTATTCACAGCGGTTCGAATCCGCTATGGGACGCCAAGTTTATGCGCTGGATTGACATTGCGAGTTGGATTTGAAGCCAAACGCAGACAGGTTTGATTCCTGTCAGGTGCACCAAGTTTATGCGTGGTTAGCTCAGTTTGGTAGAGCATCGGGTTGCCAACTCGAAGGTCGCAGGTTCGAACCCTGTACCCCGCACCAAAAATTTATGTCTAGGTGGCGGAGTGGCCCAACGCGACAGTCTGCAAAACTGTAACACCGTCGGTTCAAATCCGACCCTAGATTCCAATATGCGTGGTTAGTGTTTAACGGCGAGCACGGTTGGCTTCCACCCAGCAAGAAGGAGTTCGAATCTCCTACCCCGCACCAAGTTTTGTAAGTGTCAGCAAGAGAAAGACTCGCTAGGAAGATTCTTCGAAGGTCGACCCAGTGTAAAAGTAGATCCGGTTCGAATCCGGCTTGGCTACGGAGCGTCTATGTCGAGTATCCCGAGTGACTTACCTCCTCCCGTCCGGACTTGCATGAATCGGGTGAATGGTTGCGATTACAGAGGTGCAACTACTTACAAATTCAATAAGTAAGAATCAAGTGGAAAGCAAGAGCCACAAAGTAAATAGTAGACTATCATGCTACCGCGGTAGTCTTTGCAGTGTATACTGCGTCGGTAAAGTGTAACAGCGGAATCGAGAAACACTGGGGTAAGAGTCCCAACGTAGCGGTAAGCAGAAATTTATTCCGCAGTAGCTCAGTCGGTAGAGTAGTTGACTGTTAATCAATTGGTCCCTGGTTCGAGCCCAGGCTGTGGAGCCAAGTTTAAGGATGCTAACCGCAAATTTATACTCTGAACTTTTAATTCAACCAGTAAAAATGCATCCTGTTTTATTTTGTTGGGGTGTCGCCTAGTGGCCTAAGGCAACGGTCTTTGAAATCGTCATCATGAGTTCGAATCTCATCTCCCCTGCCAAACATATTAGGAGAATGCAATGGCTCACAAGCAACAAGGTATTCTAACAAAGAGTCCCCAATGGTGGAAGCACCTCAAGGACTGGAAACGTGTGTTCTGGAAATCAGAACGCCAAGCACAGAAACGTAACATTAAACAAGGAGAATGACATGAAACGTTCAGGTAAACGATAGTGTCAATCTTAGATCCCGTATATGGTCTAGGGTTGGCACATTAAAGACAATTTAATATGCAATCAACCCTCACAAACATTAAGGTGATGTAACCGGCTCTTAACCGGTAAAACACGGATCGTTACCGTGGTGTGGGACCAATATATGGGATCGTAACTTAAAAGTAAAGTATCGGACTTTTAATCCGACTAAGAAGGGGCAGTACCTTCCGGTCTCACCATATAAAAACACATTGTCCTAGGCTGTGACCTAGTCCATCAGAAGTCCTTTGAGACAGAAACAATGTGTTTCTATATGGTAAAGAAGAAGCCGACATGGAAAGGTAGTGCAAAGGTATACAGTTGGTCTGGTTCGAAACAGAGTAAACTGATTGTATAATGAGCGTAGCACAACCCGCATCGCACGGGTAGTTAGTGGGTTCGATTCCCATCTTTGTTATCATACATGAACACATTCAACGGTAAACAGGATACCTGGCAACTGGACGCAGGGGCTATCCCGAAGATGTAGGGCACTACCACCGTAAAGTCAGGAAATGAGTGTGTTCCTATATGGTGTCTTTAGTGTAGTGGCCTGCACCCTGCTCTGTGAAAGCGGTAGTACCGGATCGATACCGGTAAGGCACCCCAATATTTATTGTAGAGCATAAATACATTTATAAGGTGCTCTGCAATGTTAAACTCAATATGTAAAAATTGTTCAAAAGAATTTATTAAAGGTCGAAATACAACAGGGACATACTGTTCACTACCTTGCACTTTTGAATCTCAAAAAAAAGAAAGAAGAGAAAATTTCTTAGAAGGAAAAATGGTTAACCGTGGATTAATGAAACAACATATGGTTGATATTCACAGTTGGCAATGTATGTGTTGTAAAAACACTGAATGGTTAGGAGTGCCAATTCCGTTGGAGTTGGATCACATTGATGGTAATGCAGGAGACAATCGACCTGAAAATTTGCGATTGCTATGTCCAAACTGCCATGCACAGACTCCAACACATAAAGCAAAGAATAAAGGCAATGGCCGCGGGAGTCGCGGATTGCCCTGGTATTAATTCCTCTTGTAGTTAAATGGTATAACGGCCTCTTGATAAGTGGTTATTACAAGTTCGATTCTTGTCGAGAGGACCAAGTTTACGCCTGGTTAGTTCAGCGGAAGAACGTCTGCCCGATTAGCGGAATGTTGTAGGTTCGACTCCTACACCGGGTACCAAATCAATGCGCCCGTAGTATAATGGATAATACACTAGGCTACGAACTTAGGAATGGTGGTTCGATTCCATCCGGGCGCACCAATAGTTAAGGAAGCGTGGCAGAGCCCGGCTTATTGCAGCAGTCTTGAAAACTGCCGACCCGAAAGGGTCCGTGAGTTCGAATCTCACCGCTTCCGCCAATACAATAAATAAGTCTATGCGAATACATGAACTTATTGTAGAAACTACTGAGGAAGATCGTGCTATCATTAGCCTTGCTGATGTTATCTATAAGGATCTACAGCAATATGCTGATACAGAATTAGACTACGATGAAACAGGTGTGATGCACATTGGACGCATCGGTGATCTGTTTGATACTCCGATTCCCGGACTTGATCGCGTGAGATTAGAAATATCTTCAGATGAGTCCATAGTGGATCTGGCACGTAGACTTCACGGTAAGGCTACACCGTCAGATAGTCATTTTGGACAATGGGATCCTATGGAGAAGGCGATATCTTTAAATGCTGATTACTTGAGCTCTAATCGTATGCGTAGTGTCATAGCACATGAATTAAGACATGCCATGGACGATATGAAATCGTTGAATAGGGCTAACCAAAGTACACGATATCGTACAGCAAGGAAGCCCGAGCATCAAGCAGATAAAGATGGTGCTTATCAAGCACAACCTGCAGAAATCAATGCTAGGTTTATCGAAGCGTTGAATGTGTTAGTGCCCGTCATACCAAAGTTGGCAAATTTAGAACCTGCTGCATTTAGAACAAAGATGACAGCATATATAAACAAAGCATTTGAACTTAAAGACATCGCAGATTATTATCCAGAAAAGACAGCAAGTCCACACTATAAGAGATTGCTGCAACGAGCATGGGCTTTTATTGAAAAAGAGCTGGCTCACATACGATCACAAACAGTTGACACAGCGGCGGAATAAGTATATAATATACTTGCGACCGTGAGTGGAACATGGCAGACCTCCGGACCGGGGATTCTCGGCGAGGGATGGGGCGAAGTCTTAGACACAGCCTTTGTAGGTTCAAACCCTACCGGTCGTACCAGTTAAGAATTAAGGAATGGTCCCATAATGGTATTGGAGCAGATTGCTAATCTGTCGGTCGTTTAATACGGCTTCCGAGTTCGAGTCTCGGTCATTCCGCCAAGTTGATAAAAGAAGAATTATATGATTTTAGATTGTGTTACATTTTTTAATGAGTTAGAATTATTAGAGGGTAGATTAGAATACCTGTATGATACCGTAGACTATTTTATCATAGTTGAAAGTGATACAACTCATAGTGGTCACCCTAAACCTTTAAACTATTTGCCTAACATACAGAGATATAAAAAATATCTGGACAAGATAATTTATTTTCCGTATCCGGCAGAAATTAAAGATCTAAATATCGATCAAACTCTTGATAAATTTGATTACGATTCCGCACATTGGAAAATAGAGAAAAGACAAAGAAGTCATATTCTTAATGCGATAAAATTTTTCAAGGATGACGATATAGTATTGATCAGTGATGTTGATGAGATTCCTTCTAAATCTGCTATCGAGATAGCATCCGAGCAGTTAGGAAAATCAGCAGCAGCATTTTCATTATCACAGGATTTTTTCTTTTATAATTTTGCTCAGAGGCAAAGTTTTCCGTGGAAAGGTACTGTTGTTTCTACAAACAAATTTGTTCAACAACAAGGTCCGCAGTGGCTTCGTGATATGCGTTGGGATATTCCAACAATATTTCAAGGTGGATATCATTTGAGCTACTGGGGTGATCCAGAACGTATCGCAACTAAGATACAGAACTTTGCACATCAGGAACTCAACAAAGAAACCTTTACAGATACCGAACGTATAAAAGAAAGAATTAAATCAGGTAACGATCCGTTTGATCGTCAACCATTGATTCCTGTAGAACCGGAATCAATTCCAAAAGACATTTATGACATATTCAACAAATATGGCAGTAGTTAATTTGTATCTCTGGTGTAATGGTATTGGAGCGGATTGCTAATCCGTCGAGTTGCGAAAGCAGCTTTCTGAGTTCGAGTCTCAGTCATTCCGCCAAATAAATGAGTCAGTAGTTCCAATTGGCAGAACGTTGGTCTCCAAAACCAAATGTTGTAGGTTCAAATCCTACCTGGCTCGCCAAACAAAGATAGTAAATAATAGTATGCGGGTATGATGTAAAGGTAACCTGAAACCTTGCCAAGGTTTATTTGAGAGTTCGATTCTCTCTACCCGCTCCAAATAGGCCGGACCTGTATCCATATTCCGGCTCCGCTGACGCGAAAACAGGATGGGCTGCGCTCACGGGGTTTGATTGTTTCCCGACACAACAATAACAATCACCAAACATATGGCCTCACCCTCTAGCAACATAGTTCTACGGTGAGGTTTTCTTTTTTAGGATAGCAACAGCAAACATTTAAAAACTTTTCTTGAACAAAAGCCAAAAATGCTATCCTGTTTTATTATGCCATAGTAGCTCCAATGGTAGAGCAGCGGACTGAAAATTCGTGTGTTGCTGGTTCGAATCCAGCCTATGGTACCAATTTATAATATAAATATTTTTATGAAAATTGCAATATTACTATCCGGACAACCAAGATTTACTCAAGAGTTTCAATTATTTTTAGATAATTTAGTAGGTTATGATCAAGCAGATTGGTTTGTTTACATGACCAATAATAATCACGATCCTTTTAAAGATAATCGCATTAAAATTCCAGAGACCTGGATAAATTATGAAATAGATTGGGCCAGAGAGACTATAACAAGAAATCTTCCTCCTAACAATTTTCTCAGACGTTTCGAAATATCGAATGTACACGAACAAATTTTTCCAACTCTTCGAGAAGAACATCTATCTGGTAATCAAGCTATTTTCAAAATGCACTATAATATATTTAAAACAAATCAATTAAGAGAAGAATATGAAACCTCTTATAATTTTAAATACGATGCAATTGTTAGAGCCCGCCCCGATGTTGGACTTAATCAGATAATAGATCTTCGAAAATTTGATTTGTCGACCAGGGGAGTCTTTATGCCTTGCCCTTTTTATGGACACCCAGGGAGAGAGTCTAATGATTTGATTGGATTTGGTAATTCGGAGGTCATGTCTATTTACAGTAATGCCTTACATCATTTCAAAGAATATAGTGATGCTGGAGAAATAGTTTGCCCTGAAACACTATTATCACGGCACTTGATTACAAATAATGTATCACGTATAAAATCTGATTTTAGTCACATTTTTCGAACTCTGCCTTTAGATCCTAAATGGTTTTGAGTGTCTGAACTAATTACATGGAAGATAGAAGTGCCGGGCACTAAGCAACTTGGAAAGTTGTTCCACTCTGAAAGGGGTGACAGTTCGACTCTGTTATCTTCCTCCAACACACTAAAGGAGCATAACATGTTAGTAATAGGATTATTAGTAATCATGGGTATGCTCTATTTGATTATTAGAAAGTTATAATGGTAGAGTAGCATAGCGGCTAATGCACCAGCTTCATACGCTGTCGATCGTGGGTTCGAGTCCCACCTCTACTACCAATCAATGTCGTTGTCGTCTAATGGTAGGACGCTTATAAAAGGTTATCCTGTTAAGGATACAGTCAGCACAATCAAATTCCATGTCAAGGAAGAGATCTGGGTTCGAATCCCAGCTGCGACCCCCAGTTTATGTACATGAGCCCGAAGATTGAGGGTACCGTTAATTGAGACGGCGAAAGGCGATTGAGATGATACCCATGTACGCCAAGTTTCGAGATAGACGTAGAGATCGAGTCCCCTGTACGCTAGTGCCCTATTTCTTGAGCATGACACACCAGTAGCAGTATCGGGTCAAGCAAAACTCTCTCATACGAGACAAACCAATGAGTCCTTGAGAAAGATAGTTGGAGGCTCGAAAACCTATATGCTCTGGTGCAGGGAATTGGAAGACCGGCAACGTTGAGAACGTTGTGACCTAACAGGTGTGGGTTCGAGTCCCACCCAGAGCACCAATTTAGTTCCTTAGTTTAATGGCAGAACACTACCTCGACACGGTGACAATGAAAGTTCGATTCTTTCAGGAACTACCATATATAAAAACATATTAGGCCCTCGGTCGTAGACTTGAGTTGCGGGTATAGTGCCTTCCAAGCCGTGGACTCGAATGTGTTTTTATATATGAAAGTTCGATTCTTTCAGGAACTACCAACTCTCTATAGTTCAATGGATAGAACACATTCCTCCTAAGAATGGGATGCAGGTTCGATTCCTGCTGGAGAGACCAAATAAATATTATGCCCCGTTACGCTAATTGGTAGTGCGGATTCTCTCAAAAGGAGTTGGCTGTCTGTTCGAATCAGACACGGGGTACCACTTATCGGTCTTTAGTGAAATGGATATCATCTTTGTCTTCGAAACAAAAGTTGTGGGTTCGATCCCTGCAAGACCGGCCAATCTGCTCCTATAGGTAAATGGTATACCAGCACTTTGGTAAAGTGCAATTACAAGTTCGATTCTTGTTAGGAGCACCAAAAAAAACTTGACACACCGACAGAAATACAGTATAATTACTACATAGACAGCAAACGATAGAGTTAGTTGTTGTGTGTTCATTAACAATACAAGTTGGTTTTGCGGGTGTGGTGGAATGGTATACACAGCAGACTTAAAATCTGCCGCTGAAAAGCATGCCGGTTCGAGTCCGGCCACCCGCACCATATTGAAACACATTGTGGAGAGCACTGTGTAGATTGAGAAGGTTTGATTCCGACTCACTACATCACTCGGTATCCTGCGGCCGCAACAGTGTGCTTCAATATGGTGTTATATTAAAATATACTTTTCGTCTCCAGTAGCCCAAACCCGGGGGAATCGCATATTGAGAATGTGCATAGCACAACGGTACAGCAAGCATAAGACACTTGTTGGAAGTATGTTTTAATATGATTCCCTGGCGTTCGTATAATGGATAATACAGGGGATTTAGTATAAATAGATATATGCGACTGTAGCTCAGTTGGATAGAGTACCCGGCTTCTACCCGGATTGTCGGGGGTTCGAATCCCTCCAGTCGCACCATTTAGTAGAAAATGTATGTATCAAAAACTAACAAACTGTAAGCATTGTAATATCTCTTTAGAGAGTATGAATGCCAACGAAAGGGCAAACCATTCGAGATGGTGTACATCAAACCCTAAACGGGTTGAATATGTAAATGCGCTGGCCAAGCATAGAGAAAATATTGTCGCTCCTCGAAATCAATTTGTTAAAGCAAAAGACGAGGGACGACCTGTTCCAAAAGGAACAATGACCGGAAAACCCGGAACGATGTTAGGTAAGAAACATTCTCTGGAAACAAAGCAACATCTTAAAGAAAAAGCGTTAGCAAGCCCACATAGAAGATTAGTTAGGTCCATTAGAAAATATACACAAAAGGATGGAACTATTGTTAATTTAGATTCTTCTTGGGAAGAAGCATTGGCAATTCGCCTTGATGAACTTAATGTTAATTGGATCCGACCCAAGCCGATAAAATGGATAGATGACAATGGTATAACCCATAACTATTTTCCAGACTTTTATCTTGTTGATTTCGACGTATATTTAGATCCAAAAAATCCTTATGCTATTAAGGCACAGGAAAGCAAAATAAAATGTTTGACAAAACAGATAAAAAATCTTATAATCATAAGAGGATTAGAAGAGTGTAAAAATTATACCCCTATAGTTTAATGGTAAAACGGCGGATTTCTACTCCCTAAATAGCAGTTCGATTCTGTTACGCCGGACCAAAGATTTTATTGCGAGCGAGACTTGGAGTCCGAGGGGTCTTATATGCCCTTTCCGCCAGATTAGCGGCTTTGAGAGAGTTCGATTCTCTCCGCTCGTACCACCTATCACAATTAGGTTCTTTTGTTAAAATATCATATAATTAATATATTATGAACAATGAAAAACATCAACCTATTACAGTGGTAGTGCCTACCATGTGGAGACATTCTCCATTTTTAGATTTTGCACAGGACTTCTTAGAATTAAATGTAGTCGAACATTTAATCATCATCGACAATGATATCTCAAGAAGACCCAACCATCCGGTATTGACCAATTCCAAAATAACTATTTTTGAATTTGGAAAAAATATATTTGTCAATCCTGCTTGGAACTTAGGAGTCAACAACAGCAAAACTAATATTGTTTGCATATTGAATGATGATTTAAATTTTGATATCAGATTATTCAATAGAGTATCTAAGTTTATTAAACCTGATATGGGTGCAATAGGATTGAGTAACGGAATAGCAGAATTTGGACAAACAATTTTAACTGACGGAATGATCAATTTTGAACCATTTCATGGACAGATATGTGAAGGATTTGGTAATCTCATGTTTGTACATAAATCTACATGGAAAGATATACCCGAAGGGTTGAATATCGCATATGGAGATAATTTCATTTTCGAACAAAATCTTTACAACAATCGAACAAACTATTTTATTGTTAATATGTTTCATCACCATGCAGCATCTACCACAGTTAAAGAAGTATTAAAAGATAAAGATGTGAAAGATGTTTTTTGGCTACGAGAAAGTCTTCTATATAAAGACATCAAGGTCAAATTAATGAATAGAACATTTTAGAAAGAATAGTGGGCTTTTAGCTTAATGGTAAAGCAGTCGACTCATAATCGATTGAGTGTAGGTTCAATTCCTACAAAGCCCACCATATCTCAAAGTTAGAGATAAATACTCTAACCGGAGCACGTAATGTTAAAAGAATATACATGTAAAGATTGTGGTAAAGAAGGAAAAGAAAATTTTTATCAATATCGATATCAATGCAAATCTTGTTGGAATAAACGCACATATCAATCAAGTAGAGATAAATTAGATTTACTCATACACGAAAGAGGCGGAAAATGCGAAAGATGTGGATACAATAAATGCATGGATGCTTTACAGTGGCATCATATAGATCCTACAATTAAAGAGTTTGGAATAAGCAAACAACGAGGTGCATCGATAGAAGTATTACGAAAAGAAATTGATAAGTGTTCTTTATTATGTGCAAACTGTCATGTCGAGGTACATGCAGAAATGCGAAATAAAGGATATAAAGTTGTCAGAATTACCCATCCAGAATTTAAAGAAAGATATTTTTCTGGTAAGGGATTTTTAGATTTAATGCGGGTGTGATGAAATTGGTAGACTTCCGGTCCTTAGAAGTCCGGGTTCGAAAGAGCGTGCTGGTTCGAGTCCAGTCACCCGCACCATTATAGGTTGACAACTTACCTACATAGTTGTATAATTAATTTTAATAAAAGGAAAGTATGAAAACAACTGCAACATTTCGATTGAATAAGCGTTTCAAAACACTTATCTCTGCTATGCCATTTAAGAGCCAAGAACAACGTGACCATTTTCGTCACATGATGATCGAGGCACAGGTAGCAGCAAATACCATTGTCAAGAGTTCTAAGGACCGTAACAACAACCGAGGTGAATAATGAAAACTCCAGATTTTGTTAACAGTCTTGACACCGACAAGTGTGTGTCTAACATTGGTAGCCGATTTGATTTAGTTATTGTTGCTGCTATTCGTGCCCGCGAGTTGAATCGTGGTCATAGAAAAATGGTCAATAGTCCAAATGGTAATATTGTTAGTGCTCTGCAAGAAATCGAAGCAGGACACATTGGGCGTGATTACTTGCGAAAGGTTCGTCGACCATGAGCAAAGGTTCCAGACAGCGTCCAACAGATCTAAATAAGTTTCGATCAAACTACGATGCTATCTTCCGAAAGCCTTCTCCAAAAGAAGTAGATGATGCTCAAGCAGAAGATGAAGCATTCAAGAGAGTTGAAGAACAGCAATCACAAGTTCGAGACAGTGACCAAGGCGGCTAATAAATAGAGATGCGCCCTACTAGTACAATGGTAGTACACTGGTTTTGTAATCCTGTGATGGCAGTTCGATTCTGTCGTAGGGCACCAAGAGATATGCGGGGTTCGTAAAATGGTATTACCTTAGCCTTCCAAGCTAAAGTCAGGAGTTCGATTCTCCTACCCCGCTCCAAGTCTATGCAATATGTTTAGTGCTCTATTACGCAGCCGTTGAGTAAACTCCGACTCTGATAACACGCCTTTAGCAAGATTACACTTGCGACATGTTACTTGTAAGTTATTGAAATCAGTGGTGCCACCTTGTGATTCTGGAATGACATGATCCATATGTATTTCAGAGTCTGACAAATCGTCATCACAATAAACACAGTAGAGGCCATCGCGTTCAATAACTCTACGGCGTAGATTTAATGGTATGCGTTCTTTTTTTTGTAGCATCAAAAATATTTAGTAAATAGAGTTTTAATGTATTAAGAGCCTGGTTAGCTCAGGGGGAGAGCGGCTGCTTTACACGCAGCGGGTCGGCGGTTCGAAACCGTCACCGGGTACCAGTTTTATTTTAAATCCATCTTGGATCCAATGGTAAATCTCTCAGAGAATTATCAAAATTTCCGGGTGTATAAGAAATTTTGTTTGAATTTAAATGATGTCCAAGAATAGCTTCTGGACCAAAATCCAATACTTGTTTTTCATATTCTTCAAGATGATTTATGACATCCGAATAGATTGTCATAACATCAGAGTTTCCAAATGCAAATTGATCGTTTGACTGAGAAACCTCTCCATACCATCTATTGCCAGGCATGATAACAACTTGAGAACTTAGATCATAATTGTTGATATTTAATTCAATTGGTAATCCAATATCAGTTCGTGTTCTAATTACTGCATCATATTTAAAATTATTCTCTTGTTCGTAGTTTACTCTTAACTGATTAACCTTGTATAGATTATAATACATATTGAATATATTATCGGTACCTATACCTCGATAATCTCGAACAGGAGGCCATTGTTGAAGATGAACATCGGATATTTCAAATTTTTTAAGAAAATTGTTGTTTGGTAAATTTTCAATTATTTTGGATGTAGCCCATTCAATGTCATAATTAATCCATTTATCGTGAGGTGGAATAATATGAGAATTTTTTATTTTTAAGTCTTCTCTGGTAGGACTGTTGGTAAGATACACAAACCAATCTGCCTGATTGTAACCTTTTAAATTATTTAGAAAATTTCTGAGGTCGCCGGTGAATCTCGGTTCTCCAGGAAGTAGTATAGCTATTCTCATAAATAATATTTATGTTAGCATATAACGATGATTGATTGATTATTTATTGGCTTTTTTTGCTATCTTCTTCACTGACATCTTTTATACATATTACTTGAAGGCTGTGCATGAAGAGCAAACACTAAAGGCCAGTTGCTGGGCAACGATAGTCTATGTGGTTGCGGCAGTGGCAATTATAGAGTATAATAGTAATCATATGTTATTGATTCCAGCGGCAGCGGGTGCATTTTGTGGCACTTGGGTTGGAATGAAAATTAGAAAGAGATAATCTCCGGTTCGCCTAACCTGGTTATGGCACCTCGTTTGGGACGAGGAATAATGTGAGTTCGAATCCCACACTGGAGACCAAAGAACAGCGGATAAGTTACATTATCCAGTATGAGTCGCTAAGGTAGGTACCTAATCCTTAGGGCAAGTAATAGTACACAATAGCGATGTAACAGGAAGTAGTGATCTACTCACCGGGACGGGCCTCAAAACGAATCCCACCAAGTTAACTCGCCATGGCACACGGCGTACAATAGGACAAATTGTGTGGCACGAATATTGCGGGATAGAGTAACGGTAATTCAGAAGTCTCATAAGCTTCAAATCTTGGTTCGATTCCAGGTCCCGCTTCCAGTTTTAGGATGCATCCAGCAAACACTTTTTGCCACCAAAATCAGGCAGGCCGTGCAATTGGGCACCGTAGTTGAAATAGGGGTTCGATTCCCGGCGATACTACAGCATCCTGTTTTCCCAAATTGTCTTGACAAGACGCGAGTTTTGTTATACAATATGTACATGTTAAGAAATTAACAGTAAGTTTTAGGTTAGGTACAGCAACTATTCATTACTATGGACTGCTACTTATCACATTCGGACATCAAACTCCGAATTTAAGTAGATAGAGGAGTTTCGATAAGTCTCCTCGATAAAAATAAAAAGTAGACAACTAACCTGTTGAATATAGAATGTTAACAGCAATCTTATATTTCATTTATATCGAAAATAAAATACATTCTGAAAGGTAAATTAAAATGAACGCATTTGTAAACGCAATCGCAAACCAAGAAGCCCGTACTGCCAATGGCATGAAGGCTCGTAAGTCAACCGCCAACAAGTGTGTTGACCTGTTCTACAACATCGGTGCAAGCCGTGGTAAGAACATCATCCCTGCATTCACTGCGGCTTATGTTGAAAACTTTGACATGGCTCTGCGTATCGCACAATGGGCTCGTGATGTCCGTGGTGGTGCAGGCGAACGTGAACTATTCCGTAGTGTACTTGTACACTTGGAAAAGACTGATCCAGATGCCGCTATGGCTCTGTTGAAGAAGATCCCAGAAGTGGGTCGTTGGGATGACATCTTTGTCTTTCAAACTCCTGCGTTGAAGTCTGCTGCTTACACAATGTTGGGTGACGCACTACGTGCATCAAACGGATTGGCAGCTAAGTGGACACCACGTAAGGGCAAGATCGCAGCAGAAGTCCGTGAGTTCTTCGGAATGAGCCCAAAGTTCTACCGTAAGAGTCTTGTGGCTCTGACCAAGGTCGTTGAAACACAAATGTGTGCCAAGGACTGGGACAACATCAACTTCAGTCACGTACCAAGCGTGGCTGCTCGTAACTACAAGAAGGCTTTCGGACGTAACACTCCAAAGTTTGCTGAGTACGTGGCTGCATTGGTTAAGGGCACACCTGGTGTGAAGGTTAACGCTAACGCGATTTTCCCACACGATGTGTTGAAGGGTCTAATTGGTTCGTACAACCGTACCAAGTTGTCTAAGACAGATCTGGATCACATCACTGCACAATGGAACGCTTTGCCAAACTACGTTGGAGATGCCAGCATCCTTCCAATCGTGGACGTAAGCGGCTCTATGAGTTGCAAGGCAGGTGGTGAAGGTACTGTTACCTGTATGGATATTTCTGTTAGCCTTGGCTTGTACTTGGCTGATAAGAACAAGGGCGTGTTCAAGGACACATTCTTGACATTCAGTGACAAGCCTGATTTGATGACTCTTAAGGGCGACATCGTCCAAAAGTTGGATCAAATGGAAACAAGCGACTGGGGTATGAGCACAAATCTACACGCAGCATTTGAAAAGATTCTGAGTGTGGCAGTTAAGGGCAATGCTCCTCAAGAAGACATGCCAGCAATGGTACTAATCTTGAGCGACATGCAATTTAACCAATGTGTTAAGCATGACGACAGTGCCATGGAAATGATCGAACGCAAGTTCGAAGCAGCCGGATACACTTGTCCAAAGGTTGTTTTCTGGAACCTAAACAGTTCTGGCAATGTACCAGTCAAGTCAGATAAGAGCGGTGCCGCTCTTGTAAGTGGATTTAGTCCAGCAATCATGGCCAGCTTGCTGGGTGCGGATGTGGAACAATTCACTCCAGAAGGTATCATGCGTAAGACTGTAATGGTTCCACGCTACGATCTGTAACAGTTATAGAGATATAACTCCAAACCCTGCCAACCTCGGTTGACAGGGTTTTTTTTTGAGTGTATAATATAGTCATGTATAAAGTAACTTATGACAACATAGAAATAAACTGTTCTTCATTGGAAGAAGCAATGTCTTTCTCAAAGAAGACTAACAAATTTGTAAACATCAAAGGTCCGGACTTCGAAGTCTGTGGTATATTCGGTGTTGACAGTGTTCGGGATGGTAAGACACCAGATGGAGTAGCATACACATGGAACAAGGCCAGCCGCATTGGCCGTGTCCAGAAAGCACTTGTATAAAATCATGGATAAAAATCTCGAATCTTATGTAAGAGTATATACAGATGTGTTTAGCCATGATTTTTGTAAACAAGCCGTAGAAGAACTAAAAAATTCAAATTTTGAAATTCATAGATTTTATGACCCTAAAAAAAATTCATATCAATCATTTGATAAAGAATTATCGGTAAGCAATTATAAAATTTCAAGAGAGGTAGAATTATATGAAGGAGTATGGAATTCCTTACAAAATTATGTATATGATTTTAAATTTCCATGGTTCGCCGGATGGAATGGTTTCCTTGAAATACGATTCAACCAGTACAAAATAAATACCCAAATGGCAGAACATTGTGATCACATTCATAGCATGTTTGATGGACAGAGAAAAGGAATACCGGTTTTGAGCGTGGTAGGAGTATTAAACGACGATTACGAAGGTGGTGAGTTTATTATGTGGCAGGACACCAAAATAGAACTTATAACCGGAGATGTTTTGATATTTCCTTCTAATTTCTTGTACCCCCACCGTGTAAATGAAGTAACCAAAGGTACACGTAATACATTTGTATCCTGGGTATGGTAAGGATGAATCATGAAAATTAATAGAATAGTTAACGAACACTTAAAGGCTTACCAAATTACCCAACAGACTTTGGAAAAGCAAAAGGAACAACAGTTCCAACATGCTGTAGAAAAGAAAAGACTGGATAGGATTGAGGAAACCCGAGTCGAAAGAGCCAAAAGATTAGGACTGGATAAAGGTACTAATGTAGATTTAGATTGTTAACAGAAAGGTAAATCATGACATATAGAACAATTACCACAGATGTTGAAGTTGACTTGTCAGAGTTCGACACTGAGGATCTTATCGAAGAGTTAGAAGACCGGGGAGAATGGCCCGGAATCAGTTCCGGTGACGTTCAATTTGATGCTAAAGAATTGCTGGAAACAATCTGGAAGAAGCGTCGACTGGGAAACCACGATTACCAAACAGAACTGGACCAGTTGATCTATGCTGTATTAGGTCATGTCATATAATGTATATTACCAACCAGCGCGGCGACATTAAATTGCCATATGAACCCGGATTGTTAGAATGGTTGAATGAGAAATATCCATATTCAAAATATCGTATCGTAGAAAGTAAATAATGCCAAAATTGTATATGTTGGTTGGAGTGCCGTGTTCCGGTAAAAGTTCGTGGCATTGTGATCAAGAATGGCTGCAGGATGCTGCTTATATCTCCACAGATCGCTATGTTGAAGAATACGCTAAGAATGCAGGCAAGACCTACAGCGAAGTCTTTAAAGAAGTCATGCCCGAATGCGTGAAATACATGACCGGAGATGTTGTCCATGCCCGTGAAGCAGGGCAAGATATCGTTTGGGATCAGACCAGCACCACTGTGGCGAGTCGTGCTCGTAAGTTCAAGATGTTGCCCGATTACTATTCTATCGCAGTGGTATTCCGTACCCCTCCTCGAGATGAATTGGATGTGCGACTGTCAGGCCGTCCTGGCAAGCATATTCCAAAATCGGTCATCGACAGCATGATCGAAGGATGGGAAGAACCCTCTATGGACGAAGGCTTTAAGGAAATTTGGTATGTCTAAAGCAGAAATCGTACATAAAGACAAACTAGGACGAGTATTGAACATTGGAGATGCAGTTTGCTATCCGGATCGTAATAGTCTCGAGTTTGGAACTGTTAGGAAAATCAATCCCAAAATGATCACAGTTTGGGAAATGGGGTCTCACAGCACATGGTACACAGGCAGTAGAAAATACCCTCAGGATCTAATTAAAGTAGAGGGTCCAGAAGTTACTATGTATTTGCTCAAAATGAATGCTGCTGGCAATTAATGCCAGCTTGGATCATCTATAACGGTTCGACATAGTTGTCTAAATCCACCGCGTTGATAAGAAATATTATTCACAGTTAAATGATAACCTAACAACGTTTCTGGTCCAAGGTCTACTCCTCGATCATTATACATTTTTATATGATTTACAAGATCAGTATATATGGTCATATTATCCGAGTTACCAAATGCAAATTGATCATTGATAGGAGTAGATGATCCATGCCAATCGTTATCAGGCAGGATTATAGTATTAGGACCTAAATTAAAATTTCTTAAATCTACTTCATTTAATAATGCACTATCTGCCCTTGTCCTAATCACTAAGTCATATTTAAAATTATGTAATTTTTCATATTCGGTTCTTAGTTGATTCGATTTGAATATATTGTAGAATTGCGAAAATATCCTGCGAGGGGTATACCATTTCATGAGATCTGATTTTCCATACTTCTCGTATAACGATACCACATCCGGCCAGGTTTGACTTTCAACATCCGATATTTCAAATCCTTTAATAGAATTATTAGAAGGAAGGTGTTCTGTTATCTTATCGATAGCCCATTTTTTACCATAATTTGCCCACGAATTGGGTATAGTGCCGTGATGAAAACGTGGAGAGTTTTTCTCCCATTCCTCATCGGTATGTAAAGTGGGATCCCACTTTACTGTTTTATAAGAAGGATCGGGTGGTGTATAGTTATTAGTTAGATAACAAAACCAATCTGCTTGATCGTATCCTTTTAAATTATTTACAAATATACGAAAGTCTCCGGTGAATCTGGGTTCACCCGGTAATAAAATTGCTATTCTCATGAAGTATTTAATTAAACACTATTCTTTCAATATAAAGTTTGAAAGTGTTTGGTTGACATCTAACGGTTTTTACTGTATAATAATAACATAAAGGAAACATCATGCCAGCAGTATTTTTAGTCAGTGACACACATTTTGGACACAAAGGTGTATGCCACTTCACACGGAATGACGGTGTGACCAAATTACGCCCATGGGATACGCCTGAGGAAATGGACGAGGCCATGGTCAAGTCCTGGAACGAACGTGTGGGTCCCAAAGACAAAGTCTACCATTTAGGTGATGTTGTTATCAACCGTAAATCGTTGGTCACCATGTCCAGATTAAATGGAGACAAGGTGTTAATCCGCGGCAACCACGATATCTTTCCAGATGATGAGTATCGCAAGTATTTCCGTGAATTACGGGCATACCATGTGGTTGAAGGAATGATCATGAGCCACATCCCTATACATGAAGAATCATTGGGGAGGTTTGGTGTGAACATCCATGGTCACTTGCATGCCAACAGGGTCATGAAGCGTGGCCCAGCTGCTGGTGAATTTGTTACTCAAGTTGTTGATCCACGGTATCATTGTGTATGCGTAGAGCATACTGACTTCGCTCCTATCTTATTTGAAGATGTTAAAAAGCGTATCGTCGATGAAGGTGGCGAGATTGGGTTTAGGAGCGGCAACGGTCCTACAATGTAAACAAGGTAGTTGACATCTTGATAAAACCGTGCTATAATATTGTTTTAACTAAGCGATTTCGGAGTTGAATGATGAACGAACGAATTAAACAACTTGCTCTACAGGCTGGATTTAATGAATATATCAATGAAAATTTATGGCCTGAAGAACAACCTGAGTTTAATAACCTAATGGAAAAGTTTGCCGAGTTAATTGTTCAGGAATGTATTGATATTATTGCCCCTTATTCTGTTAGAATGATTAAACCAGGTGAAAGATACCTACACCCTATTCAAGAAATACAAAAAAATTTCGGAGTTGAAGAATGAACAAACAAATTCAAAAACTTTATGATCAGGCTGACAAGTTTGCCAAAGAGAATCGCACACAAAACATTGCTGCCCCAGGCAACAACTACTTTGAACTGTTTCACGAAAAGTTCGCCGAGTTGATTGTTCGGGAATGTGTTGACAGGGTAACATCAAAGGCAAATGGGTGGGGTGATATGACTGGGTTTGCGATCAAAGAATCTATCCTAGATTGTGCTAAAGATTTGAAAGAACATTTCGGAGTTGAAGAATGATAGAAATTTTTATTCCCGTGCTGTTCATGTGCCTGAATGGCAACTGTGAGTTTATGCAGGCAAAGATACATTATCGCAACGAAGAAAAATGCAGAGAATCAATCGAAGAACAGAAAACCTATATGCTTACTATGGTCAAAAAGACCGGGAAGAAGGAATTTGATGTTTTAGAGGGCACTTGTATTAATGCCAAAGTTGACGATATGAAAAATAAAGTATAAACACCGAAATCACTTGACATCATTAACTTTATAGTTTATACTGGTAGATTGTTGATAACTACTTAACCGCTAACCAGAAGGAGGTCTTTATGACTACTATCGAGCTAGAACGGGGAGAAAAAGATACAGGATCAGTCGCAAAAATACTCAATTGGGTGTTAATGATTGTGGCTCTTGTGTGTAGTGTATGGCTGCTAAACTGGGCAGTTGAAGATAAATTTTCCCGAAGTGATGTGCCTGAAAATTCTACAGTCACAGCAGAAATGCGAGAACGACAATTAGGTTGTCTTGCTAAAAATATATATTACGAAGCCGGAGGTGAACCTTTCGAAGGAAAGATTGCTGTGGCACAAGTTACTATGAATCGTGTAAACAGCGGCCAATTTCCCGGCGATGTTTGTAAAGTCATTTACCAAAAGAATGTATTCTACGAAAAGGTAGTTTGCCAATTCAGTTGGGTTTGCGATCGTGTATCCGCATTTAAACCCGCTAATGGCAACAACTATGACGAAAGCATGGTTGCCGCACAGAAGGTGCTATTAGAGGATTACCGTCTTCCGAGCCTGAAAGAAGCATTGTATTACCATGCTGACTATATAAACCCAGGGTGGAAGAAAGAGAAAGTTGCGAAAATCGGACATCACATTTTTTACAAGTAAGGAAATATTATGAGCTCACCATTTTTGGATTATGTAGAACGCATTCCAAATAAAATCTATGTGTTTCTGGATGAACATCTTGGACACATCAGTGCCAGAACTTTGGGCTGGATCACTATCATCCTGCTACACTTTGCCAGTATTCCTACACTATTAGCAGTGTTGATGGCTAAAAGTGATAGATTGCCTCCTATCGATCTAATGGTGTTTGTTTGGGCTGCTTTGATCACATTGTTCTTCAAGAGCTTGATTGAACGAAATACTTTGTATATCGCGACAATCTGTATGGGATTTGCGGCACAGACTTTCTTGATGGGACTAATCCTTTTCAAATAATAAATACTTGATGCAAATCAAGGAACTACTCGCCGAAAAGACTTTGCCCACACCCACTGCCAGTCAGTGTTCGATTGGGCATTCTCGTTTGAGCAATGTGCGTTATTCACAATGCGTCAGTCATGGATTATTGGCACATGACAGTGATCATACTGCTGGAACTGGAAAACAAGGTGTTAAAGGTTCCGGAGTGAAACTAAAAGGCAAAAAGATGAAAAGTGCTCGCCACGGTGGAACAGTCAAAGACTACAGCGGCAAGTAATCAATCGTCATCCATATTAAAGGTATCAACTGCCTTCTTCAACAATTCCTTGTGTGTTAGTCCAGCATATCTGTCATCCAACTCATAGAATTTTTCTTCCTTGATATCGGGTAATTCAACACCCAACATCTCCATAAGTTCAAGATAACTGATTTCTTCACAGCGTAGTTGACTTACCCATATGCAGGTAATGAACATACACATGAATACGATTCGTTGATCGTCGACATAATTTTCATTACACCAATCTTGTGTTTTCTCAAGATAATGCGCGATGTCTTCTATGCGATCCTCTAATTGAGCAATCCATGCTTTAGTGTGTTCTCTGGACCAATAGTTCATACTCTGAAACTCTCTCCACATCCGCATCTGTCCCTCTCGTTAGGATTCTTGAATTCAAATCCTTCGTTAAGACCTTGTCTCACATAATCTATTTCCATATTTTGAAGATAGACTTCATGCTTGATATCAACTACAACAGCGAAGCTCGGTTGGATATAATTGATAACACCAGGCTCGGGCTCAAATTTATCGATGTATTCTAACACATAGGCCAGTCCGGAACAGCCTGTTGTTTTCACTCCTACCTTGATACCAACCCCTCCACGCTGTTCTAACAAGCGTTTGATCTTATTCGTGGCTGCATCAGTTAGCGTGATCATGCTTTTCTCGATAGTCCTTTACCGCCGCTTTGATCGCATCCTCTGCAAGTATTGAACAATGAATTTTAACTGGGGGGAGGGCAAGTTCATTAGCGATTTCGCTATTTTTGATGCTGCCCGCTTGATCAAGACTCATCCCTTTAACCATTTCAGTAATGAGCGAACTGCTGGCAATGGCACTACCGCAACCGTATGTCTTGAATCGTGCATCTGTGATGATACCATCCTTACCGACTTTGATTTGTAGTTTCATCACATCCCCACAAGCAGGTGCTCCCACCATACCTGTGCCAATTGTATCGTCGATATCAAATTTACCTACATTGCGTGGGTTTTCATAATGGTCAATCACTTTGTCGCTGTAAGCCATAGTATCTTCCTTTTTTGTTGTATTGCCAAGGTATTTATAGTATAATAAATTGTGGTACATAAATATATATGCTATCAAAGGAGCACTATGGTCCCTACAGTCGATTGGTCATCGTTGGATCGAAAAGGCCTCGCCGAGTATATTTGGTCGCTGGCTCCGAAAATAATAAACCAACCTCTAAGTGTTGATCAATTCCACGGTATGATATATCGCCGTTTGAAAAAGCATCTTCCATTACGCATCACTAAAACACGATACGATAAAGTAGAACCCAACACTGTATTCGTTGGTGGATGCTATTACAGCATATGGGACCAAAAGAATAAGAACTGTATCGAATTGTCATTGTTTTACAATCCCGTTGATAACCATTTAAAGATCAATGCCCGTAAATTTCAAAGAATATGCATAGTGATTGCAGACACAATACTGCATGAAATCATACATATGAGACAATTCCGCAGACGTGATTTCAAAGATCTCCCAGATTATCCCAGCACAGCACGGAGAGCATCTAAACGAGAAGAACAGAGTTATTTGGGCAACAGTGACGAAATTGATGCATATGGATTCAACATAGCCTGCGATCTAATGGATAGATATCAACAAAATACCAACGATGTAGTCAAACATTTGAATCTGGATCAACGAGACAAACGATTAAAATGTGACGAATGGTATATGTATCTCAAGGCATTTGATCACGATCACGATCATCCCATCATCAAAAAAGTAAAGAAGAAGGTTTTACAATATCTACCAAATGCCATAATTGGTAAACCATATCGAGATCGGTATTGGATAAATCAATAATTGACATAGTATAACATTCATGCTATACTGTTAGCATGACATTTAAAACTCACCAAAGTCGGATACGAACTATTAAACCAGGTGATCCGCGATTTAACATTGTGGATAAATTTGTCACCGCTCCTCGAGCAGGATTTGAGATCAGTCAACGATGTCCGGAAAATTATCGTGACCTATTACAGGAATGTATTGGGCATGGTTGGATCAAACCTGTTGCTCATGTGCATGAGCGAGAATTACTTTTTATGGGACTCAGTCAAGAATGAATATGCAGATGCCAGGCACCATGGGAGGTGCTAAACTAAACTTTGATAGACCAAAATACGATAGTATAGGAATTATAGGTCTAGGATTTGTGGGCACTGCCATCGAACGTTCTTTAGAATTTGATACAAAACTTGTCATCATGGATCCTGCCAAAGGCCATAATGCTACATATAAAGATCTAATGGAATGTAGTGGAATCTTTGTATGTGTACCAACTCCGCAAGACGACGACGGTACTTGCGATACCAGTATAGTGGAGGAAATCCTAAACAATTTATATGCTTGTAGATATCAAGGTGTCATTATCAGTAAATGCACAGCACCACCCGATCAGTATGACCTATGGAATCTACAACATCCCAATTTAGTTCATGCTCCAGAATTCCTTACTGCTGCCAATGCCAATGATGATTATGCGGTGGGCAAATTTGCTTTTGTTGGTGGCCGGGTTCCTGCTTATGTACGAGAGGCAGAAAGAATCATCCGCATGTCACAACGCAGTTTAGAAACCGTTGTTCATTGTACCGCAGGTGAAGCGGCAATGGCCAAATATGCCATCAATACGTTTATGGCCACTAAAGTTGTGTTTATGAACGAGATACAAGAACTATGTTCTAAAACTGGCGTAGACTATAATCGGGTTGCTCATATGGTTGTACAAGACAATAGGATTGGTAAAAGCCATATGCAGGTGCCAGGGCCAGATGGTGCTTATGGATTTGGAGGTGCATGTTTCCCCAAAGATACCAGTGCCTTGTTGAAATATGCCGAACAGAATGGTTCCGTAATGAATGTTCTTGATGCAGCGGTAAAGAAAAATACAATACTTAGGTTGACGGAACCTAAATAACAATGTATTATAAAGCATTGGAGAATAAAATTGACAGAAGAAAATAGAGTGTTTAAACCAGATCCGTTGTTATCAAACGAGTCTGAAGAGTTTGTTCCGTTAGAAGGACAAAGAATTTATGTGAAGAAGAAAGATGCTCCCCAAGGTACATATCTTAGCACAGCCTTGCGAGAAAGGATGAAAACAGATGGTAAGAGATTCTGGGCAGGAGATAATGTCAGTGACTATATTACCGAATTGGACAAGGAACACCTGATCAACGAAGCAACAGCAGCATTTGAAAAGGTCTTAGATACATTGCTAATCGATCGTGAAAATGATCCTAACAGCAAGGGCACGGCACGACGTTTGGCCAAGATGTATTTCAATGAAATCATGGCTGGTAGATATGAACCGGGTCCGGATGCAACCGCATTTCCGAATGATAGTGATGACAGATATGAAGGCATGTTAGTAGTTCGTAGTGAACTGAAATCCATGTGTAGTCATCATCACCAACCTGTTAGTGGTGTGGCTTATATCGGAATATTGGCCGCACAGAAGTTAATAGGATTAAGTAAGTATACACGCATCGCACAATGGTGTGCTAGACGCGGTACTCTACAAGAAGAACTTTGTAACGACATTGCTCGTGAAATCATGAAAGCCACAGACAGCCAAAATGTTGCAGTCTATATCCAGGCCACTCATGGTTGCTGTGAGAACCGTGGTATAATGGCACATAGTAGTCTAACCCAAACTACTGTATTGCGCGGCGCATTTAAAGATGATGCCAGCGTTAAGAAAGAGTTCTTTGACAATATCAAACTACAGCAAGAATTCGCTCCGAGATAAAACCTAATAACATATAAGGATAAAAATGAAAAAAGGTAAACTAAACATTCCAAGTCGCACCCCTATTGCAAATGCAGCTGGTGCTATGCAACCACCATCCAGCTATATGCAAGCGGCAATGGGTCAACAGCAACAACCAATGCAAGCTCAGCGGCCATCCGGACAACGTCCAAGCGTTATGATCGCTGTTCCTGCTATGGAAATGGTTAATGCAGAATTTGCACAACATTTAGCAATGGCGGCTGCTAATATGGTTGCTAATGGAATTAAAATCAACTGTGCATTTAACATTGGATCAGTTATTACTATTGCTCGTCGTAATCTTGTTGATATCTTTATGAAATCAGACTTTGAGTATATCTGGTGGGTTGACAGTGATATGAAATTTCCAATTGATGCACCATTACGTTTATTGAATCGTAACAAACCAATCGTAGGTGCTAACTATCGTCGTCGTCGTTTCCCTAATCCCAACTTCACCGGTATGAGTGGTGGTGCAGGCACATTTACTGAATTTCAAACAACTGACAATAGTCCAGCAATGGAACTAATCGATGTTCTACCACATGGTATGGTATTGTGCAAACGTGAAGTATATGAGAAGATTCCACAACCACATTACTTACAAGAATATATTCCTCACCTAAATCTCGAAATTGGTGAAGACATTTTCTTCTGTCAACAAGCACAGAAGGCAGGATATCAGTTGTGGTGTGATCAAGAACTAAGCCGCGAAATTGCACACATTGGTATTTTCCACTTTAACTACAACCTGAGTGTGCCTAAATAAAAGAAAGGATTCCTATGTTTGAATCTATTGAAATACGCAAAGTTAAAAACGGTGTTATCGTTACTTTGCGTAGCGACGACGATGAAGATCAAGAATACGTTTATGATACCGATCGCAAGGCTATCAAATTCGTAAAAGATCTTCTTGACGTCAAAACTAAAGAGCAAGCCCCGGCTTGATAAATTATGACAGTTAAGAAAAAATATGCGGTAGGTGATACTGTTTGGATATACGGTATTAATAGACTTGATAACAAGTCTGTACAGGGTACTGTAATAAAAGTGTTTACCATTGATTACGGCAACTATAATAAAGAGCCGAATTATCTTGTAGAAGTTCCTACCGAGATTGAACCATTGTTAGAAGTCCGTACATGGCATACTATTAGTCAAACCAAAGATGGCCATGTTGGCGGTATCCGTGATGCTTTTAGTAATACAGACGCTGCACATAAAATGTTGTTAAGAACCGGCGTGGCGATTATTTCAACAGATGATGAAGTATCTGATGATGGTACAGAAACTACCAATGAAGACGATATGTATGACGATGGACCAAGTCCTGAGCAAATTCATGCTGCTATGCTACGTTCACAAGAGTCCGGAACTGTTCCTCCCATGAGTCCTACCAAGTCATCTAAACGTCGATACTTTAAGAAAAAGAAAGTATGACAACCGATCCATGGCAGCATATGCTTCGGCAACTCGAACCAAAATATCACAATTGGAAATATCTTTTGGAAAAGGATTCTGTTTTTGTAGTTAACATTCATAAACTTGGAAAGTTAGGATGGCGTATTCGAATTACAGAACAGAACGGGTTTACCTATCCCGAAGGGCTCGATGAATGTGTTGAATGGGCTACTGAACAATTAGCATCATGGCCCGACTGTAAAAAGATGGCATGGGATATGTGGGACTTTAAGCATCGTAGGGATGCTGAAAAATTTAAAACATTGTTTACATTAAAATGGGCAAGGTAAGATGGGAACGATCCTACGATGGCGACCAAGTTGTCATCAAAGAGATTCATAAGGCTGTGGTTCATCGTTTTCGATTAGGTGATGTAGAAGACCCGGACTTGTATGCTGCTCAACCTTTATACGAATGGGAAAAGAGTGACCCGGGCCAGTTTGTCATGAAACATGCCGTAGATAAACCGGAATGGCATAGGCATCTTGATCAGTTTAGTTACGGATATGAATATGCTATAGTAGCAGAGTTAGAGATGAAGAAGTTAAGTGAGTTTTATTTAAGGTGGGGACCGGTGGGGAAATTATAAAAAGGAACAATAATGAAAATACTATTTCACAATAATCAACTCGATATAAGAGGTACCACAGTATCTGTAACCGATTATGCAAGGTATAATCAAGAAATATTAGGTAATGAGAGTATTATCTGCTACGATGCTACTATAAGACCAGATGGAAACAACGGAACAGATCCCGGGGTACGCGAAGGACTTGAAAACTCATTTAAAATAATTGGTCACCAAGGACCCGATGATGTTAAAAAAATCATCGATCGAGAAAAAATCGATTTTGCTTATTTCCAAAGAGGTGGGTGGCCTGAATTTATACCAGATAATTGCAAAACTGGAGTACATGCAGTATTTCAATGTAATGACCCACACGGTGATATATATGCCTATATATCAGAATGGTTATCTGAGGCCATGGCACAAAAGCACGGGATATCTCCTCGACCGTGGGTTCCATACCCTGTATATCTTCCACCTCCTACAAGAAATTATAGAGAGGATTGGGGTATTCGCCCGGACCAATTTATTTTTGGTAGGCACGGTGGACGTTTTACTTTCGATTTAGGATTTGTTCAGAAACAAATTGCTTATCTGTTAGATACTCGAGATGATTTTGTTTTTGTATTCATGGGAACAGACCCTTGGATAAATCATCCTAATGTTAGATTTTTAAATCCAGTACATGATCTACAAACCAAATCTAATATCATAAACACCTGGGATGCAATGATACACGGCAGATCACATGGGGAAAGTTTTGGTGCAGCGGTGGCAGAAGCATTGTTTTTAAATAAACCTGTACTATCGTGGGAGGGAGGAAATGATCTACATCATGCTAAAGTTTTAAATAATTCCGGTTTACTTTATTCAGAAAATACACTTTGGGAAAAAATGAATAACATACGAGAATTGGCCAAGAAAGAAGATTGGTCAAAACGAGTAGAACAATTTAAACCAGCAGTGGTGATGGATAGATTTGATAAAGTTTTTTTAAGGTAATATAATGGAAGCACAATTTAAAGTAGGTGATCTTGTTGAAAAGGTTGGTGGTGACTACACATTCGTGGGTCATGTAGTAGCAGTATTTGCTAAACTAAGTGGAGCAATTCGTTTGGTCGTTGAAGATGATCGCGGTGTTCTTCATGTATATAGCGAAAAGATTCTTCGTTTGGTGGAGGCACAATGACCAATCCTTTTCGTGATCAAGAAAAATTTATGAGGGCTTGCGACCAAAGTGTCACAGGTGATCAAAAACAATACGATATGTACATCAGTCTAATTGAAGAAGAAGTTAACGAACTACAAGAAGCAGAAGATGATACAGAAACATTAGATGCACTTATTGATATACTTGTGGTCACCATTGGTGCTATCCATAGTATGGGTGCAGATGGTGAAGGTGCTTGGAAAGAAGTTATGGCAACTAACTTTGCCAAAATAGATCGAGAGACAGGTAAGGTACGCAAACGTGAGGATGGAAAAGTCTTAAAGCCTATTGGGTGGACACCTCCTGAGTTATCTCCATTTGTAAGGAAAGAATGATGGCAACTAAAAAGAAATCCAAAGTAATCGAATCTGCTGATGTAGCAGAAATGATTAATAAGCCTTCGGGCGGTTGGCCCATGATGAATCAAGGTACACATCTAACAGTAAAAACATTCGAAGATGGTAGAACTGAACTAATTTGGAACGATGCGGCATTGACACAAGAAGTTAATGCTGCTATACTAAGTACAGAGAATAAAACTATAGCGATTACATCAGAATCAAAACGTAAAAAAGTAAAATAAAATGTCAACAACAAAACAGGAAAACTATCCAAGCGATAAATCTTTTTGGCACGGATTTGATGAATTCTACGAAAAGTATTTTGAAAATAGAACATTTAATAACATTGCCGAAATTGGGGCTGCAGGTGGAGCATCGATCAGGTGGTTGTTGGAACGTTTTCCTAACAGTCACATTTATGGTGCAGACATTATTGGACGCACAAATAAATGCCCGGTTGACGACCGATATAAATTATTTCAAATAGATCAAAGTAATGTTGAACAATTAAAATATTTCCTAACTCAAGCATCATATGATCTTATTATTGAAGATGGTTCCCATCATCCTGCCCATCAGATATTAAGTTTAATTGAGGGTATCAAGGTACTTGTACCTAAAGGTATCTATATATTAGAGGATATTCATACCAGTATGAGTGCAATCGCTTCCGGAAATGCCGGAAACGCATTATCAGTATTGTTGGGTATTCAGCATTACAGGAGATTAAATATTTCAATTGATAGAGGTATTGCTCAAAAAATATCTTACAATAGTTTAATGTCTATAGATGAGGTCTTACTATTAGAAGAACATATTGACACAATAGAACTATACAAGAGATCACGTCTGCCCGATTGGTGTGCTGTTTGTAAATCTATAGACTTTAATTTTAGTCAGTTTAGATGCGGATGTGGAACAGGAATTTTTAGCTACGATGATAGCATGACCTTTGTTATCGTTAAAAAATAATTATATTAACAGGAGACAGAAAATGGCAACAGCAAAATCGGTAAGCAATCTCAGCGACAAACTGGTAAAAGTAAATGAGAATTTCTCAATCAATATGTATGACAATGGCTTCATGATTGAAGTCGGCGGTCGTAATAAAAAAGGCGATTATACCAATGCTAAAATCATGTGCTCAAATGTTGAGCAACTTGTAGCATTGGTAGCAGAAGCCTGCTCAATGGAACGTGACTCATAATGCAGATTAAAATCGCAGGTATCAAGTATGATATCATACTTAAATCAAGTGAAGAGATGCATGGTGGAATTGGCCTGGCTAATTTTAACACACAAGAAATTTGGGTCAATGAAACATTTTCTTCTCAAACTAAAACAATAGCATATTGGCATGAGACTATACATATCTTAAGTGATTCATATAATCTCAAATTAAATGAAGAGAACGTCAAATATTTGACTCATGCACTTATAGCATTGCTCGAAGATAACCCTGGAATAGTTGAACAATTTAAAGGAAATTAAAATGGCAATCTGGACCGTTAGCACATACTACAAAAAATCTTGTCAAGAAGTTGAACATTGGGTCCGCCAAAATGGTGATGGTAAAATAATCACAACCAACGGATTCCGTTTTGGTGAATGGACTGTGGAAACTACAGACGACAATCCTCCGGAGTTTGAATTCACTTATGTTCCAGGCGGTGATGGTCGTCGAGACAGCCTCGACATGTGCAACCTTGAAGGCAACAACATCGAAAGTTCAGAACTTGTTGAAATGTTCGACGGTGGTTGCTGGTTTGAAACTGATTTCTATGACCTTGATGATGCGGAACAAGAAGAACTTGAAAACTTCATCGAAGAAAACAGCATCTATGATTTAGAGGATCGCGAAGATGATCCATGGTATCCGGATGAAACTGAATGGTGGATATGGGGACCTATTGAGATTAAGAACGCTGACGGCGACCGTGTGCGTATCATTATTGCAGACGACGACGGCAATGTCGTTGATTTTAAAGACGAAGAATAATGGCACAACACAGTAACTATTGGAGTTGTAGTCCTTTCGCAGATTGGATCCGAGGTACTACCAAATTAAAAATGGGTACCAGCGAAGAATGGCACGAGTGGGAATCTCGTGCAAAACGAGATTATCCCATCCGTTGGTGGATTGCAGAAGAAGGTCTTGGGCATCTACAAGACTTCGTTACATGGCCCGTAAGGAAAATATATGATATCAAATACTACATTAACAACCGTTGGATTAGTCACACTCATGCTCTTACCGCTCATCCCCGGGATATTAAGCCGGGTGAATGGAGGGATGTGGGCAACCGCTTTCTGCCTTGCTTATTCAATGAGTTGGTTGATTTTGTTGAAATAGAACAAGCCTGGCATCACATTGCCTGGAACGATGAATCCAAAGAGAAGTTCAAAGCACCATTCTGGGCCAGTGGTTGGTTCCGTTGGAGAACTTGGCGTTGTCCCGAAGCAGGTATTGCTTCACTTGATTGGTCAATGAGTTTGGTTTGGGACAAGGACTGGGGTGTAGACGAAACAAGTCCAGAATTTGGCAAGCCTACCAGTCAAGCAATCCGTGCTAAGGAAATCAAAGAACTATATCTATGGTGGACCACTGTATATCCTGCTCGACCAGATCCCATGGATGCCAGTGGGTGGAGTGAATACTGCGATCGTCTGCGTATAGAACAAGGTAGTGACCGCTGGATTGGAATGAAATCAAAGAGCCCCGAGACCGAAAAGATGGGAAAGAAAGCACTCAAACTATCACAAAAGATTGAAGAGGCCTACGATAAAGAAGATGAGGCTATGATGATTCGTTTGATTAAGATAAGAGATAGCCTATGGACCTAAGTTGCCCTAAATGCGATACAAAATCATACTCTTCTGAATATGATACTTACTACTGCGAATCTTGTAACGAGTGGTTAGAGGACATCTGCACAGACCGAGATTGTAAATTTTGTAATAGTAGACCTGCCAAGCCCAATGACCGACATATCCAGGAGTCCTAATCGGCATACCTTTCAAAGAGACAACTATATCAAACGTTGTCTCGAGGAAGGCAAAAGTCTCGACGATCCAAATGTTAAAGCTATGATTGATATGTATAACAGTTGGGCGCTTAGAGATGAAGAAAATCTAACCGACACCGAGTGGCAAGAGAACAATATGGAGTTCGATATGCGTAGTGCCGACTGGATGGTTGCCAAGGTCCGCGAAAGTCGAGTCTACGCTCAACACCTCTATGCTGCCATGTGCAATAATGAGTTCCAAAAACTCGAAGTGTTCCCTATTCTTAAAGACCAGCGTTGGAGTGCCAGTTGGAGATATGCTGGTGGCATAGTAGCGGACATGCGCGGAGAAGGTGATTACATCGATTGGTATTGCTCTGGTATTGGAAATAGCGATCCGTTAGAGGACGGTGAATGGGAACGAATGACCGCTGAGCAGCAAACCGTCTATAAAGAAAAAGAAGCATCTGTCGGCGAAGGCATGATCACTGATGAGATCAAAGATGACCTAAAGCGGTTAGGTTGGATATTCCGTGACGGCGATTTTGATGACATGCGATGAGTAAACCTGTTGTCCTGACCGAAGATCAATGGGCTAAAGTATACGATATCATTGCCAAAACCTATCCACATAGTGTGTTGTTAATACGCAACAGGATGAAGGAAGTTCTGGGTTTCACTGTACGCAGACATGCAGAATGGCTCAAATATGATGGAGAGGATCACGAATTTGTCCCTCGACATTCATACAAAGAACTGATATGTTTAGATTTCTACAATGAGCCAAAAAGAACCATGTTTTTGTTGAGATATTCGGACATAATTGGTAAAACCACTCTTGACAATTAGACAAAATCGCTGTATAATTACTATATTGAACAGCAACACTTGGAGTAATATATGGTAACAGCAGTTAAAAAAGTAGCAGTAAAGAAGGTTCGCGTAACTTCGCAAAGCATTCGTGAAAATGCCAAACGCGATTTGAGCCCAAAATGGGACGGTGCTGGAGACATGAGCCCAACTGAATATGCTGCTTATTTCCGCGAAGCAATGAAATACTACCGTTTGGAAAGTTCTGGCAAAGAACTCAAGCCAAAAGTCATCGATTGGATGGGTCGTAACGATTACACCCGTGATCAAATACAAGCATTCAAGAAAACTAAAGAGTGGCGTTGTAACCTGACCATGGGTGCTATCGCAAGTTGCTTGCTCAAAGGTATGCCAGCAACTAAACAAGGTTGGAACAACAATGCAAGTTCTGCAGAATGGCTCAAAGAGCAAATCGCCGATGCTGTAGAAGCAGGCAAGTGGGATATTGAGGAAGTCGAAGCGGTTAAGACTGCCAAAGCAGTGGCGCCAGTTATGAACATCCAAGATCGCATCCGTGAGCAGGCAGTGGGCATGAGCGATGAGATCGATGCTGCTATCGATTCGTGGATCGTTGATCCTAATGCTTTTGATCCCAAAGCATTCAAGATGGTTAGTCTGTTGCGTGGCAAGGGTGCCAAGGCAGCACAGGCTCGCTATATCAAAGGTTTCTTTGCTAACGGTCTGGCAGAACTCAAAGAACTCGCCAGTGGACATGCTGATGACCAATTGAAAGAAGGTTATCGACATGTTAGTCGTAAGAATGTCAACAAGTTGATCGAGTTCTACGAAAGCATTGCACAGGCTTGCGAGCAGATTGCCGCAGAAGCCAAAGTGTTGAAGAAGCCCCGTGCTAAAAAGGTCAAGCCCGCAGAGGAATTGGTCAAGCGTATCAAGTTTAAGATGACTGATGACAAGTTGGGTGTGGCTTCAGTGCCGGCTGCTGGTTTGATTGGTGCCCAGGCTGCTATTGTTTACAATTCCAAGACTCGCAAGTTTGGTATGTATATCGCTAAAACTTCAGCAGGCTTGAATGTTAAAGGTACCAGCATCATCGACTTTACTGAGAAATCAGTACAGAAAACTTTGCGTAAGCCTGCAGAACAGTTGAAAGACTTTAAACTGCAAAATACGCAACGGCGTGTTGAGACTTGGTTGGGTGCCATCAAGGCCACTGATACTATGTTGAATGGACGCATGAATGCAGACATCATGATCTTAAAAGTGTTCAAGTGATCAACAGAGATATTATTTTAGCGGTAAGAGAAATGACTGATCGTCATTTCACAGTATCGGATATTGCTGCTAAACTTAATATCGGCGTTGAACTTGTTCAAATGGCTATTGATTTTATTAACAATATGTTAACATAGGTGTAATATGACAGGCTGGAATACAATCAAAAATCTTCGAGATATTGAAGCACGGGCAGACTTGCTGGGTATGATGTTGGCACCTTACCGTCATGATGATCGTTATGGCGAAAATGTAGCACTGGTGCCCAAGGATCAGAACTCATTGCCCATCTACACCCGTGATGCTCAGCTATTTGCTGGCTCACTCGAAGGTGCTAATCATTTCATGCAAGGTATCATGTGGGCACGAGATTACGATCTTTTCACCATTGATAAAAATCTCAATGCCAAGCGAGCTCGAAAAGAACAAGACCTGCGTAATAAAGAATTGATGGAAATTATTAAAAATAGTGATAAGCGAGATAAAAATGAAACTGTCTGATCATAGTAAACAACGACTGCAGGCGACTTTTACTGAATGGGGCGTGGACGAATTGGACTACATGGGCCCTATGTATGAATATTTGATCAATGGATTTGAGCCAGGTAGTTTCTTTACTGCGGTGTTGGCTAATAACTTCATGGATGCCGTGAGGTCCAGCCATCCTGCTAACACTATTCCTGCTCTTAAAAAATTAGCAGGATGGATTACTGAACACATGCCCAAGCAAGCCTGGGGCAGTTACAATCAAGTGAAATCCTGGCTGGCCTTGGCAGATCACGAGCGTAGAGCAATATTGGAAGAATGTCGTCTGATCTATACGACCAAACAGGAAGTCATGTTGATCTTGAAGGGTATGCCTGTCATACACACTGATGATTTTTTGAGAATGGAGAATTGCTAATATGAGCACAGAAGAAGATAAATTCAAACACAGCCGGCGATTGCTCAAAGACGATAATGCTGTAAAGAAACAGACTAAGATTGCTAAAACTTTTGGAGTGCCGGTTAAGGAGCCACATAAGTTTGCTAAACAACATGCTATGGATTGCGGTAATCCACAATGTTTGCTTTGCTCAAGTGAAAAAGTTTTAGGAAGAAAGACTATTAAAGAAAGACGATTTGATCAAGATGTGGATACACCTTCCGACCGACGCAGTAATGGAGTAAAACCCAATGAAGAAGATCTACTATGAAAAAGTCGGCGCACGGTATGTTCCCGTAGCCGAATATGATAGCGAATACTTGGATAGTTTCTCCAAAGGTACTCACATTGTCATGTGCTATCCAGGTGGACAAAGTCGTAGATACAACATCGATCCTGACTATGCTGGAATGATTGCCGCCGGGCGTGTGGCCGAAGAAGCCATGGGCAAGGCCATGTATGACGCCAGTCAACTGAAGCCAAGCAAGAAACCAATTACATCTGGACAACGACGAGCATGGCGGAAACTGGCCAAAGAGTTTGGTGAGGAACTATATCAATTGAATGGAGTCAGCACACACGATATTGTCCAAGAAGGCCTAAAGGCTTTACATAAGGAAGCAGATGTGTTATACTCTAATCCAGCAGTGAAAAAAGCATACGATCACTTTATTTTAATGTGTAAACTAACCAAGGAACAATCATGATCACTCTTAAAGATTTTATGGAAACAGTCAACTACCGTATCACAGAAGGTAGCAACTATGGCTGGAGTTGTTTTGGATTCAATGCCTATATATTGGATTATTGGAATGGTGACCATAGTGGTTACAGCATGGTCATCACATTTGATACTAAAACTCAAGTGGTTTACATGGTAGAGGCACACGATTTTAAAAATCAGAGAGCATATCGTATGATCAACCCTGCCTTCACAGCGGCACACGATACTGAAGTTAAGACCCGTGGTATTGAAGATCAAGCATGGGAAGATGATAACGGCGAGCCTGTCAAATACACTGATCTCGATGTAGATGCTGACTTCTTAGAAAAGGCTCGTGCTATCGTTGCTGGTGAAGACTACGATACTCGTGTCCAGATTTCAGTTGATTTCACGAATGAAGAACTATTGCAGTATGCTATAATGGCACATGAACAAGATATCACCCTGAATGCACTTATCGAAGGTGCTCTTCGTGATATGATTGACCGCCACGATTTATTGAAAGAATGGAAGTAAATGACATTGCCCGATGAACGCTATCGTGCGGTCATGGAAACTATGCGTTTCCTTACAGATTTACAATCCACAGAAGTATATCCCAGGGTGCCTAAAATAGTGAGGAAACATGCCCTAAGCCTGTTGCGTCATTATCCCAGTGCTTGGGATATGAAGGTAGCATCTGAGAATGCGCCAAATATATTCCAAAAAGAAATGGAACCACTTTATCGTATGGTTAAGAAATACGATATGGAAAAGAAAGAACAGAATGAAAATCGGCCTGAGTTATAGTCGTTGTATCCGAGACATCGTCGACGGTGTTGTGGATATCGATGATGTATTAGTAGTCATCTCCCGTACCAACTTTGATCCCAAAGATGACGAGCAGTGGGCGGGCATTTGGGCGGGCTATCACGACCGTAGCGGAGGATGGAGCAATAGCGAATGGTACGGCTATCCAGACACCGACGAAGTTAAATTCCGCGATGTAACAATCAAACTATGGGATGCTGGTAAGTTCCATCAACCTCGCAAGTTCGGAGCAAACCCTGCTCGCCGTCCAGAATACTGGTTAGAGACTTGTTTGCCAAGCAGTGAGTTAGAGCGTAATCCAGCAGCCAAGATCGCATGGAATAACTTCCAAGTGGTTGCAGGATTGACCAATGTGACATTAGACAAAGATTATCAATAAGGACATATTATGTTAGTACCAATGGTAGTAGAGAAGACAGGTCAAGGCGAACGAGCCTTTGACATTTTTAGTAGATTATTGAACGAAAGAATTGTATTCCTAAATGGAGGAGTGGACGATCACAGTAGCAATCTTGTAGTGGCACAGATGCTACATTTAGAGAGTGCCGATAGTGAGAAGGATATCCACTTTTATATCAACAGCCCCGGTGGCGTGATTACCAGTGGCATGGCTATCTACGATGTCATGCAATTTGTCAAACCAGATGTATGCACTTATGTCATGGGTCAAGCCTGTAGCATGGGCAGTTTCTTGGCACAGGCAGGAGCTAAAGATAAGCGTTATATCTTACCACATGCTCGCCATATGATACACCAACCCAGTGGTGGTGCTCGTGGTATGCAGAGTGACATTGAGATCCAATACAAAGAAATCACACAGATGAAGAAGATGTTGACAGACTTGTATGTTCAACATAATACGGCAGGCAAGACCTATGCTGACTTCGAGCGTGATATGGATCGTGATACATTTATGAGTGCTGAAGAAGCATTGGCATATGGATTGGTTGACAAAATTATCGATAAGCGTTAAACTTACGATAAATATCAACAGCGGTCTCCGAGCATCAACCCGCTATACAAATTCTGCTGCCTATGCTATAACATAGGAGAAAAAGCATGTCAACATTACAACCTGTACAATATAAGTACACCAGCACCAAAGAATACATCGACGCATTTCCATGCGCCTATCGACAATGGAGAGCCGATAGTCATTGCAATATGAATCACGGTTATTCATTTAGTATGAAGTTTTACTTTGGAACCAACGAGTTAGATGTCCGTAATTGGGCGGCAGACTATGGAGGATTGAAGGAACTTAAAAAAATCCTCGAAGATCAATTTGATCATACTACATTGGTCGCTTACGATGATCCAGAACTCGAGTTCTATAAAGAAATGGAACGCCGCAAGTTAGCCAAACTTACAATCCTACCAAGATTAGGTTGTGAGAGTCTGGCAGACATGCTGTACAAGTATGTAAATGGTGTTTATATTCCAGACTACTGGGGTGAAGGTGAGAGTAAGCGTCTATGGTGCTATCGCGTAGAAGTTCGCGAGACACAGGCTAATATGGCTTTCCGTGAAGGACATCGTGAGTGGAATGAGGATCTGTTTGAATGAACGATAAAGAAAAAGAAGTAATGGACATTCTTCAAGAGGAATGTGCCGAAGTGATCCAAGCGGTTAGTAAATGTAGCCGCTTTGGTATCGACAATTACAAACCCGGCAAACCCTTAACCAACAGAGAGCACCTTGAAGAAGAACTCGGTGACCTGTTGGCTATGGTTGATATCATGCTGGAACAAGGCATTGTAAGTATGGCCAAGTTAGATGAAGCCAAAGCAAATAAAAAACACAAACTCAGGAAATGGTCTACCATTTATGACTAAAAAAGTATTAGTAACAGGTGGGGCTGGTTTCTTAGGAAGCCATCTTTGTGATAGATTAGTAGCACAGGGTCATCATGTTCTATGTGTTGACAACTACTTTACGGGTAGTAAGAAAAACATTGAACATCTGTTGGATCATAAGAACTTCGAAGTGATCCGACAAGACATTTGTATTCCACTATATGTCGAAGTAGATGAGATTTACAATCTCGCTTGTCCAGCAAGTCCACAGCATTATCAGCACGATCCAATCCAAACAATGAAAACATCAGTTATTGGGGCTTTCAATATGCTGGGTTTGGCCAAACGTACCGGTGCTAAGATTCTACAGGCCAGTACAAGTGAGTGTTATGGTGATCCAACTGTGCATCCACAACCTGAAGAATATTGGGGTAACGTGAATCCTGTAGGAATACGTAGTTGTTACGATGAAGGTAAACGTGCTGCTGAAACATTGTTTATGGACTATCACCGTAAACATAATGTCGATACTCGAATCATGCGTATCTTCAATACCTACGGTCCGAGGATGGCAGAAGGTGACGGCCGAGTAGTCAGTAACTTCATTGTGCAGGCTCTGCGTGGTGAAGATATCACCATTTACGGTGACGGAAGTCAAACTCGCAGTTTCTGTTACTATGAAGATAACTTAGATGGTATGATGGCGCTAATGGCGAGTGATTATCATGACCCAGTTAACATCGGCAATCCTGATGAGTTTACCATAAAAGAACTGGCCGAAGCTGTAGTTTATATGATCAAAAGCCCCAGTAAAATCATATATTTGCCCTTGCCACAGGATGATCCAAAACAAAGAAAACCCGATATCGCCAGAGCGAAAGAGATTTTAAATTGGGAACCCTCGGTACTGTTAGCAATTGGATTGGATAAAACGATTGACTATTTCCGTGAAATCGTGTAAAATAATACTATGAACTATACTATTCGCTGGCAACAATTTTATCACAATTGGCAACCTATTGAGTTACCGATTACTGATTTTACTGAAGCATTGGCGGTTATTAACATGATTAAGGCAAAGAAATGACAACTACAGCAACATCCTGGACAGTTACATTAGAAGAAGCAGACGACGGTAGCGGCGACCTTGTCATGCCATTGCCCGAAGAGTTCTTAGCCATGCAAGGATGGAAAGAAGGCGATACGCTGGATTGGCAAGATAACGAAGACGGTTCATGGACTCTATCGAAAGTTGAAAAATGACTAATTCCACCGAGATGTGATCATTCCTTTTTTCCAACCTTTAAAGAATTTTATTTTTACATTGGTTACCGTGCCATCTTTTATACATAGACGGACTTGCTAGTTTGTTACAGTGTCCGCATTTAATCTTAGGAATATTTTTCAATTTTTGTTTATGTTCTTCGGATAATTTTTTACCTTTTAATTTTTCTGATATTGCTTTCTTATGATCTTCTGATTTTAATATCCCCTTATTGTAAGAATGCCCGGCATTTTTATTAGATATTAATTTTTTAGATTCGTCTGAATGAGTCTTTCCAAACATAAAATTATTTTCACCCGAATTAGATTTAGAAATTTTTTGTTTATGGGCATCTGTTAACACTTTTCCAGAATTCCATGGTTGTTTTCCTAAGTGAGCATTAGACATTCTTTGTCTAGACTCAAGTGAATGAAATTTTCCATACATTGGATTCCCTGATCTGGACATAGCCATAGACTGTTCGTTTGCAAATATTTTCCTCGAGTTCTCATACAACTTTGATCTATATCTATTTTGATAAGGATTGTTAAGATTTGATAGCGCATTGAGCGCAAAAATCATCGATCTTTTATTTTTTCCAAAAGTAATTTTAGTTAATAATAGATGGCAAATAAAATGTTCTTTGGCAGTTAGGTCTACTAAATTTTCTTTATTGTTTGACCCTCCCATTGACCTTGGAATAATATGATGTGATTCAACATATCCGTCGATAACTCTTGACTTTGCCCTATATATGATGTTATAATAATATTTGAAATACTTATTTTCGACGAACATTGCAATCTCCCTGTGTGTTTATTTATACTAACGAAGTCCTACTTGTTTACAAAATGACAATCAAAAAAATTGGGTTTGCTTGCAAAATTTCAGAATTTAATTCTAAAAATGAAGTAGTATCTATCCCAGAATATAATTCTAGAAGCACTACAGTCTCTTGGTTAAATAGACAGAGTAAAGATGTTGCTGAAACAAAATTGTGGGAATTAATGGAACACAATATTGAAGCGGCTAAAAAGGCGGTAGAATATGTTGGAAATTTGGAAAAAAGTCTTAGGTGTTTTCGCCTTAGTAGCGATATGCTGCCTGTTTATACCCAGTCTGATTGGAGTTATTTCTGGCGTAGGAATGATGTTCGCGACTATTGTGATCGCAATCTTCTCGTTGTTGGGGATAGTGCTCGTAGCAATAATGTACGCCTTAGCTTTCATCCTGGGCAGTTCACTGTTCTTGCTTCTATTAATCCCGGTATTGTTGACAGGTCTATAGATGAGTTCGAATATCACGCCGATCTCGCCCGCTGGATGGGTTTTGGAAAATCGTTCCAAGATTTCAAAATCAACGTCCACATATCGGGTAAAGAAGGCCCTGATGGTATCCGCCGCGCCTACAACCGACTTAGCACCGAAGCCCGTAATTGTATTACGATTGAAAACGAAGAGAACGCATGGGGATTAAATGATTGTCTTACACTTACTGATATCTTACCTATCGTCCTTGATGTCCATCATCATTGGATCAACTCGGGAGAATATATTTCCCCTAATGACCCGCGTGTTCAACAAGTTATTAATAGTTGGAGGGGTGTTCGCCCTACTATGCATTACAGTGTTAGCCGCGAAGATATACTCCCAGGCTTTTCCACTGTTGATCGCCCAGAGTTGGAGTTATTGCTAGAAGATGGATACAAAAAGCAGAAACTCAGAGCACATTCTGATTTCTACTGGAATACAGCAGTGAACGAATGGGCACTGAGCTTTTTGGATCGATTCGACATCATGGCAGAGAGTAAAGGCAAGAATTTAGCCAGCTTCGCATTGCACGAGCAGGCTAAACAATTAGGCCTTCTGTGATTTAGTTTTCTTTTCAGCTTTAACAACTGTTAATTTAGGAGCCTTGGCTTTTGCCGGGGCTTTTTCTTTAACAGGTTTTTCCGCAACTACTGCTACCTTAGGGGTACGTGGTTTACGTGGCTTCTTGGCAGGTTCCGCAACAACTTCAGGAGCAGTAACTGCTGGTGGAATAAATTCCAATGTAGTCATTCCCTGAGTTGGAGGAACATCATATGCATGAGACACTGGTGGTTCAACTTTATATGGTGCAGCAGGTGTAGTCACTGCATCTAATGGATGAGCAAAATTACGTTCACTTGCGGGTTTACCTACGAAAAACTCTTTGATTTTTTTAAACATGATTCATTTCCTTTAAGAATTAAATGTTACTATTATTTACCTCGGCTAAATATCTGACAATAAAAATATATATATGATTGATCAAAATGACGAGGAAGTACACGATTATGATGACGAATTTGGACCCGGAGACTTTGGTTTTGTGATAGGACCAGATGGGGAATTAAAAAGTATGATGATTCCAGAGGATTTAATGGAAGATCCTCCAAAAAATATCAAAAGAATAATGAAAATATTTGGTATACGTGATCTTCAAGAGGTCACAATTAAAACTCTGCACTAATTTCAAGTTAATATTTAAGTACCTAAATTAATAAATAAGGTATAGATTAACTATGGACACCAAATTATGACCGTAAGAGCACCCCTATCAGAAGTTTTAGCAGACCCAGGGCTAACCAATCCCACATTAGCAGACACACTTTTTATAGTCGCTCAGGGTGGGGTAGAGCAAAAACTTACTGCGACTCGTGCAGGTTTATTGTTGAGTAACACCGGTTATGTAGGAAGTCGAGGATATACTGGATTTACTGGCAGTTATGGATATACTGGAAGTCGAGGATATACTGGAAGTACCGGTTATGTAGGAAGTCGAGGATATGCCGGAAGTTATGGATATACTGGAAGTTATGGATACACTGGTTCAAGAAGTACAGCAACCGGATATACTGGTAGTTATGGTTATTCGGGTAGTAGGGGATTCAGTTATGCGGGTAGTAGAGGAATAACCGGATATGCCGGTAGTAAAGGTGATCAAGGACCTCCAGGAAATAGCGTTCCAAATCCATACTCTAATACAACAACAAATATTGCCGGAGGAATAGCTGGAAATATACCTATACAACGAGCTACCAGTTCAACAGCATTTATATCAACTGGCTCTATAGGCAGTTTATTACAATATCAGGCAGGAAATACTGCCACCTGGGTTAGTACTTCTACTCTTAAAGTAGGAATTTCCGGAAAAAGTGATCAAATTTACGTAACAAGTCTTCCGGCTTCAGGAAGAACCGGAGATCAATACCTAATGCTATCGAATGGTGTTAGTGACTATTATGGGGCTGGAATACAATCAGACATAACATATAATGTTACTAATAAGGTATTAACTGTTCCATACGTATCTATAACAAGCACAGACGAATCATTGTCAACTATTACCGGTGCATTACAAGTTGTCGGCGGTGTTGGTATAGGTGGTTCTATAAATGTATTCAATACTGCTACAATATTTAATAATACCCCGTCTATATCTACAGTAACAGGTGCATTGATCGTAACAGGCGGGGGCGGGATCGGAGGTGATTTGTGGGTTGGTGGAATAATCCATGGGACAATATCAGGAAGTATTTCTTCAGCAAACGATATTAATGGAGGAACCGCTGGACGATTATTATATCAAAGAGCAGTCAATGATACCGACTTTCTAAGTGCTGGAAACAGTGGACAAATATTAATTAGTGCAGGAGCATCGGCAAATGGGCCGACATGGACAAATACATCAAGCCTAAGAGTAGGATATGCTACAAATATCATAGGTGGTAGAGCAGGATATATGCCTTATCAATCCGCAGTTGATGCAACACGATTCCTTGCTATAGGTACAGCAGGATATGTATTAACTGTTAATGCTGCTGGAACCGCTCCGGAGTGGGCCGAAAATACAGGTGGCGGTGGCGGTAGTGTAAATGTTGATACTGCTAACAATTTAGCAGGTGGACTTTCTGGCGTTATACCTTACCAACAACTTGCAGGCTTGACAGGATTTACAGCACAAGGAAATATCGGTGATGTATTAACCAGTGGAGGTACTGGTGAGCCAACTTGGGCCGCTGCCAATAGTGTAATAACCGACTTCCAGGGCGGGGCAGCAGGTAGTTTAATTTACCAATCGGCAACTGATAACACGGCATTTTTAGATATCGGAACAGCGGATCAGGTATTGGTTGTGAATGCAGGTGCAACTGCGCCTCAATGGAAAACATTAACAAGTTTAAATGCCGATTATGCAGGAACTGCTACAAATATAAAAAATGGATCAGCAAGTCAGATTCCTTACCAGGTAAGTGCAGGCTTAACTGCATTCTTTGGTCCAGGTACCAAAGGACAATTATTAGTTAGTGCTGGTACTACTTCAACTGGTCCTGTATTTACAAATACGGCCAGTATTATAGTCGGCTATTCTTCAAATATTGTAAATGGAACCATTGGGCAATTATTATATCAATCCAGCACCAGTACTACTGGTTTCGTTGGACCCGGCACCACAGGACAGCTTTTAGTTAGTCAGGGATCAGCTGCACCACAATATAAAGGTGCATCAACTATAACAGTTGGATACGCAAGTAATTTAGCAGGCGGTGGTGTAGGACAAATACCTTATCAAAATGGAGTTGGAAGTACAAGATTCACCAACACCGGTACGACCGGGCAAATTCTAATGAGTGACGGAGTAAATGGCCCTTATTGGATCAATACCTCAACTTTAAAGTCCAATAGTACCAATTATGCTGATATTGCTGGTTCTCTTACCAATTCGTTAACAATCGGTACAGGGTTATCAGGAAGTACAAGCAGTACATATAATGGATCTGCTGCAATTACAATTACCAATGCCGGTGTTACCAGTAATGTAGCAGGTACCGGCATTGGAGTAAATAGTTCAACCGGTGCTGTTACTATTACAAACAATGGTGTTACCAGTATAATAGCAGGTACCGCTATTGGGGTAGATAGTTCAACAGGTGCGGTCACAATTACAAACAATGGTGTAACCAGTGCAGTAGCAGGTACTGGAGTTGGTGTATCAGGATCGACCGGTGCGGTTACATTCAGCATTGGGCAAGCAGTCGGTACTGGAGATAACGTACAATTTAATAGTTTAGGTGTTGGAACAGCAGGAAGCGGCACCACTGGTGAGATACGTGCTACTAATGAAATTACAGCTTACTATTCAGACCGTAGACTCAAAGAAAATGTTAAAGTTATTAATAACGCAGTTGAAAAAGTATTAAAATTAAACGGCATTACCTATACACCAAACGATCTTGCCGAATCATATGGATATGATAAAACTAAAAAATTAGTTGGACTATTTGCCGATGAAGTTGAAGCAGTTTTACCAGAAGCAACACGCCCTGCACCATTTGATACTGATGAGAATGGAAATAGTAAATCTGGTGAAAATTATAAAACTATTCAATATGAAAAACTTGTTCCATTGTTAATTGAGGCAATAAAAGAATTGTCCAACGAAATTAATAATTTAAAAAATAAAGCCGGTAATCGTATCCTATAAATAATATAAACAACCGGAGTTAAACCGTGTCAAGCACAATAACAAATTATAGTAATTTAATCGATGTAAATTTTCCTGTACCAGGGGCAGATAATGATACTCAAGGATTTAGGACCAATTTTATTGAGATCCAAGAAGCATTAAAAGTTGCCAGTAACGAGATAACTGCTCTACAATTGGCTAATAGTAATCCTTCTAACGTCAAGCTGAATAGTTATTCAGCAACAGAACTTAGTAATTTAGGAACCAACCTCGATGATGGTACTATGGTGTTTTTAGCCAGTGGGTATAATAGACCCGCATATTTCCATTCCGGTACATGGTATATAACTACCGGAACTGCTATTTCTCTTACATAAATGTTTCATCCATTGCTTCCGGATTTGTCAACATTAAAAGACGAAGACGTAGACAAAAAAATAACCGAATTAATGCAGAAATATTTCCAAGCATCGAGATCCGGACAGAGCGGTGTGATGCAACAAATCTCCGTTATTTTGGAATCTTATAAAAACGAACAATATGCCAGGCAAAAAAGAGCCAGCGAGAAATTGATGCAGAATAGAAATCAAGATCTGGACAGTTTTATCAATGTAGATCGTTGACATCTTAGAAAAGATAGTATAAACTACTAAGATGAATATTGATAAATTTGGTGCTGTATTTGTGTCTGCTGAGGAAATGTTTGATAGCATTTATTCAGGTAAGATCAAAACATTCGATAATATCTACTTAGATAAAACAACCGTAAATCAATTTAATTCGGCAAAAAATACCAACAGAGATAAATTTGATTCTTTCAAAGAACAAGATCCTAATGATATATCGTTAGAGAAATTTGATACCAATTTACAAAACAATTGGTTTATGCCCGAGAAATATAAGAGTTTTGATATCAAAGGGTGGTGTTTAGATTGCTGTACAACACCTACACAAATTGCCCGGGTAAATGAAGAATTAGAATTATTTGCCCAATATGATATGATCGACCTGTTGTGTTATCTTAAATACTTGGTAGATACAATGAGAGAGCACAATATAGTATGGGGAGTAGGTCGTGGTAGTAGCGTAGCCAGTTATTGCTTATACTTGTTAGGTGTTCATAAAATAGACAGTATTAAATACGATCTCGATATTCGAGAATTCTTAAAATAAGGAGAATTAAATGGGAATTATACATAGAACCATGCAAGGAAAAGTAGTTGACATGGAAAAATTAATGAGCCAACATGAGCTCATGCCAGCCATCGGTAACGTAAAAGTAAATGCCAGAGGCGACGAATTAGGACCCGGCGGTAAAATTATTAAAAAGCGCGAGGATATCATGGCCGAATATTACGAAAGTAATCCTAAAGCCGTTCCTGAAAACTCTCGCCCTGTACAGGCAAAACCTCCAAGAGAAGCTCCTGTACAACAAGAGGCAGTGACTCCTACCAGAAAAACAAAGGCCAATACTGATGAAAGTTAAAGGTAAAATTATTCCGATACGAGATTCGGTAATTGTGTCGGATATGAATTTCGATATGGAGAGAACTACCACTGGACTTTATATCCCAACCGACAATGGTAAAACACAAGGTATACACCCTCGATGGGGCCGTGTATGGGCTATTGGTCCTGATCAACAGGATGTTGCTATCGGTGATTGGGTTTTAGTAGAACATGGTCGATGGACAAGAACTATAGAGTTTGAAGTCGATAATGGTAATATCGTTGAACTACGTAGAGTAGATACTAATGCTATCATGGCAACTGCTGAGGAAAAACCGCAAGACTGGATGCGGTCCATAGCATAAAAATAAAAGGGCTTATTAAGCCCTTTTTTTACGATTAAACAAAATTCTTTTTAATTAGTTCTATTATGTTGGGATCTCTCGAAGCAACTCCAAGTCCTGCAGAATGAATAAAATTTATTTTATAGGGCATTTCAAATTCATGAAAAAATCTGCCAACGTCTGCCGGAAATGCTTCAGTATCATGAAACATAACTACTGACTCATCTTTTAGAAAATCTTTCCAGGTGTTCCAATCATATGTCACTGCATCATATGTATGAAATCCATCGATATGTAATATATCAATTTTCTTTTGCCATGTTTTTGCTACCTGATCAAAGAACCCTTTAATAAATGTAATATTATTAAATTCATATTTGTCTTTTGTGGTATTAACATATTGGAAAGTATCCCTAATACCTGCATGATAGTCACCTTCGAAACTATCAACACCATATACATTTCCAATACCCATTTCGGCAAGATAAAAAGTACTATGTCCAAAATCTACACCTAAATCAACTGTGATATCCGGTCTCATAGTTTTTACTAACCAGTTGGCAAAACTTCTATGACCTAACCATGCACTCGGCCGTTCTTGAGTAATTATATCACATGCTAAATGTTTGTTTGACATAGAATCCTTTATATTGGTATATTATATTTATAAACCCGTTGACTTATAGACTAACAAATTGTATAATATAGTATGAAGACAAGAGAACAAATTATTACCGGTATGTGCATGACTTACAGGCACGATTACGGTTTAGACAAACATCCTGACGATGCTGCTTTTGTGGCAGGTATGACCGGATCTCAACGCAAAGCATTATGGAATCAAATGGCACAAATATTTGATAACGACATTTGGCCACACATGATGTTTCGATACGGGGATGACTGGCGATGATTAACTTTTGAGATATTACATGTCTGAGTATAAATAGTATTTTAGGATACTATTATGAGCAAAAAAGCAACCTTATCAGAATTTATAGTAAAAGCAGAAAATATACATAAAAAATTTTATACATATGAAAATGCTGTATATATTGATGCATTAACAAAGTTATCTATCACATGCAAAGAACATGGAGAATTCTGGCAAACTCCTGGTGATCATGTTTATGGACACGGATGTCCGCAATGCAAGGCGGTTAAAAGATCATGTAAATGGACTGATATAATTTTGTTATTTCAAGAAAAACATAATGGGTACTATTCATACGACGAAACTACATACATAAGAAATAGCATAAAAATGAGAATAATATGCCCCGTGCATGGAGAATTTTGGCAAAAACCCGAGTTGCATAAAAACGGATCAGGCTGTAAACTATGTACTGCAAGTGGTGGTCCCGGAAAGTATTGCGAAACAATTTTTAATAGAAATCCTGAACTCAAGTTAAAGAATGGATATTTGTATTTTATAGAATTACATGATGCAGATGGTTCTAAATTTTATAAAATAGGAATTACTGTTTCAATGAAAAATAGATTTTATAAATTTATAGAAAAAAATAATGGAAAAATATGTTGGATCAATGAAGATACATTATACAACTGTTTTTTAAAAGAACAATATGTACTTAAAAAATATAAACATGTATCATACATACCTTCCAGTTTAAAAATAGGAGGAAAACACGAATGCTTTTCAAAGGAATTATATACAGATGATATTTAACAAACTCAAAGATCTTAAATCTCAAAATAAAAAAATTGGTATTGTTTTTAGTGCATGGGACCTTTTTCATGCTGGCCATATTGCTATGTTAGCAGAAGCAAAGAATCATTGTGATTACTTGATTGCAGCATTACAAACTGATCCAACCATTGATCGCCCAGACAGTAAAAATCCACCAATCCAAACTATTGTAGAACGACAAATACAGGTCAGCACTAATCGCAATGTGGACGAAGTAGTTGTATATCAGACAGAAAAAGACTTGGAAGACCTCTTGCTTATTTTGCCTGTTGATGTTAGAATATTAGGTGTAGAGTATAAAGACAAAGACTTCACTGGTAAGGATATTTGTCTCAAGCGCGGAATTGAAATTGTCTACAATGGACGAGATCATTCCTTTAGTAGTAGCAGCCTACGCAAGCGTGTGGCAGAAGCAGAAGGAAGAAAGAAATGAACTGGTTAAAACGACGACTACGTATTTGGGCATTTAGCGACAATGAATCCGACCTGATAACATCAAATAAGGTAAGGAAGGGATCCCTTACTATATCCGCCGACGAAACTCTTAGCTCAGACCCATTACGTCTAAGCATCTATCGTGCCAACGGTGGAATAGTTGTTGAGACTCGTACATATGATCGTCAGAAGGATCGTAATCAAACTCAACTACACATCGTAGGGCATGATGAAGATCTCGGTCGCAGTCTAAGTAAAATCATCACCATGGAGTCATTACGTGGATAAGTGTACCATCTGTAAAAAAGAATATAGTCCAGATTGCGACTACAATCAAGGACGCTGCCCACATCATCCACCAATGCTGAATATCCAACCCAAAGATACCAGCAAAGGACATTTTTATGTTAGTATTGTAAAGAGTATGTTTCGTATTGGGGCAGGCGGATGCCTAATGCAAGGCAACTTGTTTTTTGCCGGCTTCTTACTAATCTTTGCGGAAATATTAGGCATTGTCGAGGAGTTAGTGTAAAATGTATGATAAAGAAGCAGTAAGAAAACGCATGAATGAATTAATGGAACCAATTGATCGTCAGATTATGATGAGTGATTCCAGAGAAGAATTGTTGATGTTGGCATGTGCTATGCAACAACGCACAACTGAAATTTTTGATGCCGAACTTGGTGTGAATGGTAGAAAACGAATGTATGAGGATTATGTATGATTGAATTATGGGTCGAGGCATATAGGCCAAAAAAAGTCAGCGACTATGTGTTCAGAGATGACGCACAGCGTAGACAAGTTAACTCTTGGATCAAGGAAGGCAGTATTCCTCATCTATTGTTGAGCGGTGCGGCTGGCATTGGCAAGACCACGTTGGCCAAAGTTCTATGCAATGAACTCAACATCGAAGAATATGATATATTAGAGATCAATGCGTCGCGTGATAACAACGTAGAAACGGTACGTGATAAGATCATCAACTTTGTGCAGATGATTCCGTTTGGTCCTTTTAAGGTAGTATTATTAGATGAAGCAGATTATCTCACTCCTAACGCACAGGCAATCCTACGAGGAGTTATGGAGACCTACAGTAACCATAGTAGGTTTATTCTTACTTGCAATTATCCGAATAGAATTATTCCTGCTCTCCATAGCCGCTGCCAGGGCTTTCACATCGAAAAAACCGATCTAACTGAATACACGGCACGGGTGGCTACTATTCTTGTAGAAGAGGCTGTAGAGTTTGATCTCGATACATTGGATACATATGTCAAAGTAGCATATCCAGATTTACGTAAATGTATTAATATGGTACAGCAAAATGTCAGCGACGGTCGACTACAAACTCCCACAGCAGGTGAAGAAGGTGTAAGTGACTACAAGATCGAAATGGTTGAGTTGTTTAAGAAAGGCAAGATTAAAGAAGCAAGGACATTGCTATGTGGTCGTGCTCGCCCAGAAGAAATGGGTGATATCTTTAGATGGTTATATGACAACTTAGATCTATTTGGCAAGACTGAAGAACAGAAAGATTCGGCATTGTTGATCATCAAACAAGGACTGTGTGACCATGCGATTTGTGCCGACAGCGAGATAAATTTAGCAGCAACTTTGACAAAACTGGCTCGTCTACAATAAACAAACCGCACAGTCGATGCAGGTCGAATACTGTGCGGTTTATCGTTGTTATTGTAAGTTAGTTAATCGCTGGTTTCTTCCTTATAGATTTTTAATACTTCCTTAACGACTGGATGTCGTTCAATATCTCGAGTTTCAAATCTCGCCATTGCGATCATTCGGCAATCACCTCCTCCATCGAACAATCCGCAAAACTCTAGGAGACCGTTTTCACTAGGACGGTCGGCTTGGTTTAAATCTCCAGTAACTACCATACGAGAATTGTTACCAATTCTTGTTAATAGCATCTTCATCTGACTCGGTGTAGCATTTTGCATTTCGTCAGCAATGACAAAAGCATTTTTAAATGTTCTACCTCTCATGTATGCCAATGGTGAAATCTCAATAGATCCATCCTCTAACATACTGGCTATCTCTTTAGGATGATAGTATTCTTCAAAGACATCAAATATAGGTCTTGTCCAGGGTGCCATTTTGGCATTTAGATCCCCGGGTAAAAACCCATGTTCTTCATCTACCGAAACAGCGGGGCGGGTTACAATTATCTTACTGATAGACCCTTCCTTGTACAATTTAATTGCCATCTGTACGGCCAACATTGTTTTGCCCGTACCGGCTGGGCCGATGGCTAAAATAATGTATTTCTTGGGGTTTTTTAGCAATTCAAGATAGTTCTCTTGACTTAGGTTACGTGGAACTATATTGACTTGCTGGCTGCGTTTTAAGTAGGTCTTAATTTGTATTAAGTTACTATGTGGTTCTTTATGGAATCGTGGATCTCGTTGTTCACTCATATCCCTGTCCCTTCTTCTATTAGCTCTAGGCAATTTTACCTCCTTGGTGAAGATCGACCTGCAACAATATTTAAAAGTTATTTCAAAATACCCGCTCAAAGGCATTGATTTTGGATCCCGGCTGATTTAAGGGTTAGTATCGGTTGAGAATGGATAAATATTCTATATAGAGAACCCCTATGCACGACATTATAGACGTAATTAAAAACCTACAAACACTGAGTGAAAACAATAGTGCATTTAAAGTGCTCAAAGACTTTGAAAGAGTCATTGACGAATTAGATGTTTATGTGTTTAAAAATTGGGAAGAAGGCGAACTTATCGCCGGACCTGATGTAAATCGCTATGATGTAAAATGTAAGTTTATGTGGACACGCGAAAACATGCCTGATCCTAAAGGTGGCAAACGATTAGTAGACTACGGTTGTCAAGTGGTATTTGCTAAAGAATCAGTTATGATTCCACGTAAGATTAAAGAACCAGGTGATTTCCGTCCTGGCACAAAGAAAGGCAAGATTGATGCACATCCTATTTGGACTGTGACTATTACTATGCCAAAAAAATTAATGCAAGATGTTTATGTGGGTAAAGAAAACAAAGAGAATAACCGAATGGCAGAATTAATGAAATATAGCCAACAAGATGCAGAAGTTGAAAATACCGCACAGGAATCACCAGAGGAGGCACCAACTAATGCGTAATTTAAATGAAGGACTAAGATCCGGAGACCTTGAAAACTATGTTTCGGAACTCTTTACTGTTGACCAATATAGAAGCAAAATGGGCGAAGACAGTGATGTTATAGTTTTAGGATTCCATGTGCGTGAAAAGAATCCTGCTATTGATATGATGGAATTTATCGAACGTGGATATGATTTTATTCTCGACGCCGACATGAGTGCCGGTGAAGAAAATGACGGACAATATCAAGTGTTTGTTGAAATTGAAAGAACCCCTAATCTCAAAACACAATTGAAAGAATTGTTAGGCGGAGTTGGACAATTATGTAATTGCAGTGAATGGAGATTCCGCTATCAGAAGTCTAAAAATAGTTTGGAATTTAATGAAGAAAATATTACCGAGGCTATCCCAATGACTAAACAAGATTACGAAGGCAAGATTATGGAAATTAAAAATACCGATATTAGAGAATTCTTTGATCAAGGTATAGTCAATGTCGATCTTGCGGAGGATAACACACTGATATTCAGCAAACCATATGCTGGCGATATCGCTGCTAAATTTATCGCGATTGGCGATTATGAAGATGTTAAGAATACTGTTCCTGGACCTATCTCTTTAGATGAGAGCAGCCAAAGCCAAATGTTCTTCTTGACCAAATATATTGGCAATTATGAAATTAATAAAATTGGTAATAAATTCCTAATCAGGAATGGAGATAGGGCAGTAGTCTTAGAAAAAGATAGGTGGTAACATGTGGTTAATGGATTTCATGCCTGACTGGATATTCCACGCAATACTATTGGCAGGTTCACTGGGCTTAATAGCCAGTTTCATATTAAATTTTATTCCTACTTTCAAACTTTATCATTTACCTCTGCAGGTCATATCTGTATTGCTAATCGCATTAGGTATTTGGTTCGAAGGTGCTATGAGTAATCAAGCAGAATGGGAGGCTAAGGTTAAAGATTTAGAAGTCAAGGTAGCAGAAGCACAGGCACAAAGCCAAGAAGAAAATATCAAGATCGTAACTAAAACGGTTAAACAAATACAAGTGATTCGAGAACAAGGACAAAATATTATCACCTATGTGGATAAGGAAGTAGTCAAGGACCGAGAGGTCGTTAAGTTTGTAGAGAACTGCCCTATTCCCGAAATCATCATCAGCACACATAATGCAGCAGCATTGAATAAAATCATCGAGGATAAGAAATGAACTTGATTAAATTATTCGTCCTGGTAATTTTTATCATACTGGCATTTTTAATGACAGGATGTAGCACTACTGTTCCTGTAACAGCAAGATTCCCAGATGCACCTGTGTTGATATTAGAAAAATGTCCACCATTGAAAACCATCGAAGGTGAAAAAGTTTCTATCACTGATCTCATTAAAACCGTCACCCAAAATTATACTACATATTACGAATGTGCAGAAAAGAATAATGCTTGGGTAGAATGGTATCAAACACAAAAACCAATATTTGAAAAGGTAGGAAAATAAATGTCAAACTTTATTTTAAACAAATCACAGTTATCACAACTTATCCCAGGTAATCCATATATTGATTATTGGTATCACGCATTAGAACAAGCATTGCCGGATTATGATATTAATACTCCAAACCGTGTCGCTGCTTTCATGGCACAATGTGCTCACGAATCCGGTGGGTTTAGAGCACTGAAGGAGAACTTGAATTATCGTGCCGTTACGTTAAGAAAAGTATTTCCTAAATATTTCCCCAGTGACGATATCGCTAACGCATATGCAGGTAAACAAGAAATGATCGCTAACCGTGTTTATGGTGGACGTATGGGCAATGGAGATGAAAATAGTGGAGATGGATTTCGTTATTGTGGACGTGGTTTGATACAACTTACCGGTAAACAAAATTATCAAGCATTTGCCGACAGTATTGAAACACCAGTAGAAGATTTGCCAGAATATTTGGCCACATTTGAAGGTGCTGTCCAAAGTGCTTGCTGGTTCTGGGAAAGTAACAATTTAAATCAATTTGCCGACAAAGGTGATATTTTAACAATGACTAAACGTATCAACGGTGGTACTATTGGTTTAGAGGATCGTATCAAACACTACGAACATGCATTACATGTATTAGGAGCATAACATGTCAACACAAGAACATGATATTGAAGCATTAGTTAAAGATGTAAAAGAATTACGGGATGCTCAGATGGCTGCTGCCAGTAAAGGTGGCCTGGTCGAGAAGATAACCTTTGCAGGAATACCCATCATGTTTTCATGCATAGTGTATCTCATGACGGCATTGAGTGCAGCCAGTCATGATCTAACTGTGCTACAAAGCAAAATCAATGTGGTAGTGAGTGCCGAAAACAAGGCCATTCCGCCTCAAGGCACCACTATCGAGATGGAAAAGATCAAGGAAGAAGCAGCACTGGCCCGAGCAGCAATGACCCTGGAGCGTGTGAAAGACTTTGCTGCCATGAGAGAAGAATCAGCATTGAGCCGAGCAAAAATCCGTGAAGACTCGGCCTTGGCCCGTGCAGATTTGGATAGTCGCATTGATTTACTTGAATACAAAGTATTTGGCAAAAGATAAAGGAGCAGAACATGGCAGACGAAGCAAAACCATTATCACGTAGCGAGCGTGAAGCACAGATCAAAGACAAGTCGGGATTAGTCATTGTCTTTATGGCATTATTTTTAGCAGGTAATACCTACATTGCTAATAACTTTAGCAGTATTGCTCAAACTAACTTATTAAAAGCCAGTAACACATATGGATTTTATCAATCTAAAAGTATCAAGCAAAGTATTGCTGAAGGGCAATTAGAAGATGCCAAACGAGATAAGGACAAAGATCGTATCGCTAAATTAGAAGCAAAGATTGCTCGATATGAAAGTGAACCTGACAAAGGTGAAGGTAAGAAAGAACTTCTTGAAAAAGCAAGAGCACAAGACGCTGCTCGCGATGAAGCAAGATTGCATACTCCATGGCTAACATTTGCTGGTATGTTATTCCAATTAGCAATCGTGTTGTTATCTGCCGCTATATTAACTGTCAATAACAACATGTATAGAGCCAGTTGGGTAGTCGGCGGAGTAGGACTGTTTCTAATGGCACAGGGCTATTGGCTATTCTTTTAACTAAACTACATACTTAACTTTCCGCTCTACCGCTTTAAATAATAGCATACTATTATGGAGCGGCACAATGTGGATTACAAAACCCGGAATAATGATCTCCGCAATCGCGACATTATTCCTTACGACCGCTGATCCACAACCAAAAAGCCCTGATAAAAATAAAGAATACGTATGTGTTCGTTGGTCAGGTTCCGGTGACTTTAGTCAAAATCAACCCAGCATCTGTTTACAATGGGAACTAAAGGATAAGCCTTGGTTTAGGAAGACTTAAATGATAGATCCGTTTACCGCCTTTGCGTTGGCCCAAGGTGCTGTTGCTGGTATCAAACAGGCTGTGAAACTGGGCAAAGACATCAACGGACTCATACACGAGTTTAGTGATTTTTATAAGGCCGCAGATGAAGTTCATAATGCCAGTATAAAATTAAAAGTTCAAAGCATCAGGATGAGTGATGCCGAAATTGGAGCACAGGCTTTGAAAATGGCTATGGCATCCAGAGCATTAAGACAGCATGAAAAAGAATTAAAAGATATATTGTTCTGGTCCGGCAATGCTGATGTTTACTATGAAATGCAGGCCGAACGCAAACGCATGATGGAAGAACGTCAGGCAGAAGAAAAACGTATAGAAGAACAGAAACAAAAAGACCGAGAGATGAAGGCTCAGGCTATAATGGCCACACTATGGCTCATGGGAAGCCTTTGTATCGTCATTCCCCTCTGCACTATCCTATTCCAATTAATAACCGTAAAACATCTGTAAATCCTAAAAGTGCATAAATACTGATACACTACACTAGGAGCGTTATCGTGATTCAGAAAATAAAAAGTGGCCTCATGGCCGCCTTACTTGCCTTCGCGACCATTGGTCAGGCACAAAATGTAATAATAGAAAATGAATATGTTAGAGCAGGTGTTAACTTGTCTACAGGAACGTTGGGCTCAGGGGGTGCCACACGTCCTGGACTACAATACGATAACACCGGAACGCATACTTGGCCTTGCAGTAGTTGCCAAGGCGACTATCTAACACCAGGTAGCCCATTTGAAGGCTTTACTGTTAGAATAGAAGATAGTTCAGGAACATTGATCCGTTCATATACAAATAATAACACCGGAACTAAAAGTATCACAGGTGGTGTTTGGTCAGGAAGTCCTACAGCAGCCAGTGCCATATGGGCTGCATCTACAGTAGACTTTGATATTACACATACCTACAGTCTACCAAGCGGACAGAAATACATTGATATAAACACACAATTTACTGCATTGGCTGCTATGCCAAAGTTATATTTTGGTCGTTATATTGACCCGGACGCGATGCCTATGACAGGCGATACCAGTGCTACTGATAACGTATTAGGTTATGGTGCCATCCCTGCAAAGAACGTGGTATTCTCCGAAGCCACTGTCAGTCGTTATGCATTGGGCTTATACACATCACAAACCACAGGTAGTTATGGTGCAGGTATCAGTTCATCATGGTCTACTAATCCAAAAGATTATCTTAATAACACTGGAGGACTAACTGTAGTTAGAGGTGACTATACTATTGGATTAGGATTCATGGTAAGTGGAGTTAGCATAGGCGACATCGTTAATTTCCAATATGCTTACATATTTGGACCAAATGCATTTAGTGCAGCAGATTCAGCAGTGACAGGTGGTGCCGGTGGTGGAACATCAGGTACAGTACCAGGCGGCGGCACATTAGTCGACGTTGGAAGTGCTACATCATCTGGTGGTAGTTCATCCACTTCTACTCCTACCGTAACTGGCACAAGCACAGCAACTATTACAGTTTCCGATACTACCGCGGCTTCAACAACATTGCCGGTGGTAAGAGGATCTTTAGCACATCATACAGCAAGCGAAAGTGATACTACACAAACTATCGCAAGAGAAACAACAACTACAGTAACAACTCCAATGGAAAGAAGATTGGTCACAAAAGTTAGAACAACTACTACATGGAGTGATGGTACTACAACTACAAGCGATAGTGCTACTACTACAACTACTACTGTATCAAATTCAGTAGCGACCAGCGTAGCGAATGCAAGTTTCTCCGGACGTATTGATCAAGCAAGCCAACTATCCGGTATAAACAAAGATCTATTAAGTGGTATTGCTGTAAATCCATTCCGTGGAGATATGGTAGCAACTGAAGATGGACACTTTTTCATAGGTGGTGGACAAGCGACATCGGAGATGAAAAAGGGTTATGGTGCCAGCAGCGATTCCTTTAAACTTGGTGGAGATTTGAATATCAATAGTGATTGGCGTTTGGGTCTAAACTACAACAAAATTGATACTACTCTTACAGGGTCTGATAGCAAGACCAAACAAGATAAACAGGCAGTGGGTCTATACAGCATCTACAAAACTGACGGCGATATTGTAATGGTGAATAATTTTAACTATGGACAAAATGACATCAGCAATAGTCGTAGCGTAGGCGGATTGTTCAACAATGCCTATACAACAACGGGAAGTGATTTATGGGTTAACCACAGAGTTTATGCTCCTGAAATTGACAATGCAATTCGTCCTTTTGCTGGATATTCTGTAATACATTCAGAAACAAATGGTTACAAAGAGTCCGGTAGTGTACAAAGTGCAAGAACAGTGGGCAGCACCAGCAGCGATACTGGATATGCAGAAGCAGGCGTTCGTGTTAGCAAAAGAATCAACGATTTTGCTGTAACAGGCGAATTTGCTATGAATTCTGATACAAAAGTTACTGCTGAAGCAGGTATTACATATTCTCCATACAAAGATATGAGTGTTGGTTTATATGGAACTACCCAACAAGGGCTTGAAAATAAGACAGATACGTGGGCTTTAAAAGGTGTAATGAGATTTTAATCCAAAAGATAATAAATATCAGTACACTTAACTGGAGTACACTATGGCCGACGAAGAAGTCAAAATGAGCGCAAGCGAGAAGAAAAAAGAAGATTGGATGAATTCAAAATGGCGTCCAATGATGGGCTGGATGTACATGTCCGTATGTACTTTTGATTTTGTACTTGCACCTGTTATGTGGAGTCTATTACAAAGTCTAAGCCACGGATCTGTGCAAACACAATGGCAACCATTGACGTTACAAGGTGCTGGTTTATTCCACATCGCAATGGGTGCTGTTCTTGGTATTGCTGCACACGGTCGTACACAGGAAAAACTAAATGGTGCTAACAACGGTGGAATGCAACTCCCTTCTAATGCAGGAACTACATATGTTCCACCGGGAGCAACACCACAAGCAGGAGGTATGAACAATGGCGGATTCAATGTACAAACAAGCAGTCCGTCAGCATTTGGCTCTCAGGCAGCAGGAGGAGTTAGCAACTCCGGTGGATTTGGCGCATCAGCACCAACAGGCTTTAATAGCAATCCAGGCTTTGGACCGCCTGCGGTTACTACAGGATTTGGAGGAAAACCAGCACCTGTACAACCACCACAACCTTTACTATAAGGAGTAGGTATGTTAGAAACATTATTTTGGATCATCGTTGGAGCATTTATAGGATGGAATTTTCCACAACCTGCTTATGCTAAAATGCTACAAGAAAAATACTTACAAAAGTATATAGATAAATTTAAATAGGAGTTGGTATGAATAAACTATTAGAAATATTGTTATTAAGCATGGTAGTCAGCACAGCATATGCTGGTGGCGAGATGAAAGAAGTATGCCACGATAAAATGGACAAGGCCGGCAAGCCTGTAATGAAGAACGGTCAGCCCGTTCAAGAGTGTAAGAAAATCAAAGTGCATAAGAAATTAGAAGGCACCGCGGTTCCAGAGGATAAGAAAAAGAAATAAAAGTTCTTGACATCACTCGGAAGGTATAGTATAATTACTACTATACCTTTTTTCTATTATGGATCATTATACAACTTTAGGCGTTGACAGAAACGCAGGACCAGAAGACATCAAGCAGGCCTATCGAAAATTGGCCATGAAACATCACCCTGACCGAAATGGCGGAGATGATAGCAAATTCAAACAACTACAGGAAGCATACGATACCTTGAGTGATCCGGGCAAACGTCAACAATACGACAACCCAATGCCACAAGGTTTCCACGGTGGACCTCCTCCGGGATTTGAAGACATGTTCTCACATATGTTTGGAGGAAATCATCCATTTGGCGACATATTTGGACGTAGGCCACAACCTGTGAGAAACAGGAATTTGAATATGCAAACAGATATTACCTTTGAAGAGTCATTCTTTGGTAAGAATCTCATTGCCACTATCCAACTACCGTCGGGTAGAGATCAAGTATTAGAAGTCAAAATACCAGCAGGTGTTGCCGACGGAACTACTTTACGTTTAGCAGGTATGGGTGACGATAGCATAGGAAATATGCCAAGAGGTGACATTCATCTAACAGTACGTGTGGCTCCGCATCCTGAATATCAAAGACAAGGTGACGATCTGGTTCGATCACTATCTATCAATTGTTTAGATGCGATACTTGGTAAAACAGTAACATTCGAAACTATCGATCGTCGTAGATTAGAGATCAACATAACACCAGGTACGCAACATGGTCAAACATTAGCAGTACAAGGTTATGGTATGCCGAATATGTCTAACAGTTATATGAAAGGACGATTGCTATTAAATATCAATATCACCATTCCGACTAATTTAAATCAGAGACAAAAAGATCTCATTAGACAGGCCTTAGTATGAAGATAGTTAAATTTCCCGACGCTATACTACGTAAGAGTATGCCAGCATTTGATTTCAATAATCCCGTCATGGATCCAGTCAAACTTGAAACAGACATGATTGACGCTATGCTGGCATTAGATGGTATAGGTCTTGCTGCTAATCAAGTGGGTATTGAAACCCGTGTGTTTGTTATGGGACACAGAGATAATCCAGACGCAGCACAGGCATTCTTCAATCCGGTTGTTACTGATAATACAGAAGATATTGCCGATATGGAGGAAGGCTGCTTGAGTTTTCCTGGAATCTATGTTAAAGTTAAGAGACCTACAAAAATCAAAGCACGTTGGCAGAACAGCCAGGGTGAATTTGAGGAAGGTGAGTTTGATGGATATAACTGTAAGTGCTTCTTACACGAATACGACCATCTTGAAGGAATCGTGTTCCAAGATAGAGTTAGCACTCTGAAATGGGCCATGGCAGTAAAGAAAACTAAACAAAAGAGAAAACACAAATAATGCTACAACCAAATAAAGACCTCGAAGATATTTTTGAATCAGCCGTTGGATATGCTAACGAGCATCGTCATGAATACCTTACATTGGAACACTTCTTATATGGTATGGTGAAGAACGAACAGTTTGCAAAACTATTGACAAACTTTGGTGCTAAAGTAGATACGATAATCTCCGATCTTGAAACATTCATTAATGAAAATTTAAAAGAAATCGTCAACGATAGCGTAGATCGTCCTAAGAAAACTGCCACTGTTGATCGTATGCTACATCGTGCATACAATACAGCATTATTCTCCGGAAGAAAAATAATTGAACCTGTGGACTGCTTTATCAGCATTTTCGCAGAGAAGAAAAGTCATGCATGTTACTTCGTAAGAAAAGCCAATATTGATAAAGACAAATTTATTAGTTATGTGCAGAAAGAGCAAGTAGAAGATGTTGAGGAAGAAGGTGAAAAACCGGTCAATCCTCAAGTTGAACGTATGCTTAATCAATTCTGTGTCAATCTATCTGCTCGTGCTAAAGGTAAGAAGATTGATCCTGTTATTGGGCGCGAGAAAGAACTCGAAGAAGTTGAATTAGTATTGGCCCGTAGAAATAAATCTAACGTGATGCTGATTGGTGATCCGGGTGTGGGTAAGACTGCTATTGCTGAAGGACTTGCACGTAAGATACACGAAGGTGCTGTTCCTAAATTCATCCAAGAACATACTGTTTACAGTCTCGATATTAGTGCATTGTTAGCAGGCAGCAAGTATCGTGGAGACTTTGAAGAACGTCTTAAAATGGTAATTGGTGCTCTCGAGAAGAAAAAGAACTGTATCTTGTTCATTGATGAGGCACATATGATGAGTGGTGCTGGTGCCAGTAGTGGTGGCAGTAATGATATGGCCAATATGCTTAAACCAGCATTGAGCAAGGGCACTATCAAAGTGGTAGCCAGCACAACATGGGAAGAATATCGCAAGCACTTTGAAAAGGATCGTGCTCTAATGCGTAGATTCCAACGTGTTACTGTTGATGAGCCAAATGAAGCAACCTGTATTAAGATCCTTAAAGGACTTAAGAAGTATTACGAGAAACATCACGGTGTTAAGATCACCAACCAAGCAATCACCGATGCTGTAACTTACTCTGTCAAGTATATGACTGATAAGAAACTGCCGGACAAGGCCATCGATCTTATCGATTGTGCCAGTGCTCGCTTCAAGATCAAAGATGAGGAAAACGGTGTAGTGGATCACGATGAGATCATGTTTGAAGTGGCTAAGATCGCTAATCTTCCACTGGAACAGATCAATGCCAAAGAAGGTAGCAATCTTGCAGGACTCGAAAAAGGCATGCGTGGTAAAGTGTTCGGACAAGAGAAAGCGATCGAAACATTGCTGGACAAGATCTTTATTGCACAGGCAGGACTAAAAGCATTCAATAAACCCGTTGGTAGTTTCTTGTTTGTTGGCCCAACTGGTGTAGGTAAGACAGAAGTTGCTAAACAACTGGCTTCTAACATGGGAATCAAACTAATACGCTTTGATATGAGTGAATTCCAAGAGAAACACAGCGTGGCCAAGTTCATCGGTGCACCTCCTGGATATGTAGGCTTTGAAGATAACGCAGGACAACTGATCACTAACCTACAAGAAACACCAAACTGTGTGCTATTGTTAGATGAAGTTGAAAAAGCACATCCTGATGTTCTAACAGTCATGCTACAGTTGATGGACAATGGCTTTATCACCGGCAGCAATGGCAAGAAAGCAGACGGACGCAACGCTATTATCATCATGACCAGTAACTTGGGTGCTGCTGATGCTGAAAAGAACGGTGTTGGATTTGGTAGTTTAGATCGCGATAGTGATCCTAAGGATGCTGTCAACAAGTTCTTTGCACCTGAATTCCGCAATCGTTTAGATGGTATCATCAAGTTTGGTAAGTTGGATCAAACCAGCATGACTAAAGTGGTTAAGAAGTTTGTTGATGATCTGAACGCATTGATCAAAGATAAGAATGTCAGTATTAAACCCAATGCAGAGGCTATTGAGTATCTGATCAAGAAAGGATTTGATAGCAAGATGGGTGCAAGACCACTACAGCGTACCATTGATGAATACATCAAGAAGCCATTGAGCAAGGAAATCTTGTTTGGCAAGTTGACTAACGGTGGAGTAGTTGAGATATCTGTTGAGAAAGATCAACTAAAACTCAATGTGATTGAAGTATTGCCAGTTGAACGAGTTAAGGTAGTGGACAAAGATGCAGATACAGAAACTATCGTCCAGTAAGTTATTCTATAACAAATGGCCCTATAAGATCGAATGCGTGGTCAAAGGAGCCAGTAGGATTAGCCTTACCGGCATAGAAGAAACCAGATCTCTCTGTCTCGGACTGCGCCAGAATGCGACTCCCTATTGGAGTCTCAGTGCCCTGAACAAAGAGGAAATGTCTGATCTATTGGCGTTTACTTACGCGGTGGAACCATTTGTGGGTCTCAAAGATCAGTTACAGATCAGATGCGAAAATAGTCACTACAATATTTTTTGTAAAGATCTGGTATTTCTGGAAACCATCCATAACGCTTTAGAACCCTGGGTTTATCGAGTAGTAGGTCCTACCACAGAAGAAGAGCGTGAATTCATGTTAGACAATGGATATAAGAAGATCCTGCGTGATACATTGCCCTATGGTGATTATCAATACAAAGTCTATTTCGAACCACTGTGGAATACGGCTGATCGACGGGATTTTTTTAAATGGGCTACACAGCGTCCGGACCTTTTCATCATAAAAACCGGTACTGAAAAATGGTTGCAGGGTTCGAGATGGGTGCATGACCCACATATGTATGTAAAAGATGCAAAAACCATGACCATGTTAGGGTTGAAGATCAGCGGTTATGTTAGACGAGTAGACGAATTCATACTACGGGAGAACTTAATGACGGCATAAATACTTTATTATGCCAGCATTAAGTCAATCCCTAACATTTAAAATCAATAACAGTGACACCGTATCTGTAAGTTATCCGAATACGGGTACCACAGCACTAATTTACACCAGCGAACGCATCAAGGGGGATGGGTATTTCGGTGGTAGCGACGGTGTTCATACCGTATTCTGGAGCGTGGCCGAGTTTGTAGGTACCATTGAAATACAAGGTACCTTAGCATCCGAGCCGGGTGATTCTGACTGGACCAGTGTAAGACTCACCGAACCTGGCACTAAATTCTATATTGACACCACTGGGTTAGTTACAGATGCAGGTGTTGATAGCACTCGATATGTGTTTGAGACCACCGCTAACAAATCTTATAATTTCACTGGAAATTTTGTCTGGCTACGCGGTCGTATCAGTGAATTTGAGCAAGGTGTGATGAATGGCATCAGTATAAACAGGTAATGGAATCACTATGGCAAAACAAACAATAAATGTAGGAAGTGGAGAATATGCAGGTGATGGTGAAAGCCTGCGTTCAGCATTGGTTAAGACCAATGAAAATTTCGACGAAGTTTACACAAATATTGATATTATCAATACTGCTGGTTATATAACTATTGATTCAGTACCAACCAATGTAGGTGATTTTAACAATGATGTTGGTTACCTAACCACAGAAACATTACCTGCATATCCTACAGTACCAACCAATGTAGGTGATTTTAACAATGATGTCGGTTACCTAACCACAGACACATTACCTGCAACACCAACTGATCGATTAACAGCAGGGACAACTGCTACATTAGTATTGCTTGATGACGGAACACTCAAACTTACACATCCCACCGAATGGTGGAGTGGTGCTTATTCTTTAGAGATACAAAAAGACGCAGGTAACTATCATACTTTTAAGAGTTCCTATGGGTTAAGTCTACAGGCAACACCTGTTCCTAATGGCTATGGACTTAATACAAACACTAACTTTGTAGATATTTTCCACGATGGCGTCAGTGTTAATGTAAATGATAACACTTGGGGATTTGGAACAGATGGTAGTTTAGCATTTCCAACAGCGGGGGCAGAATGGCCTATAACAGAATATTATGTTCCTACTCTTATCGGTAAAGATCAAATATCTTTTGCTACATATAATGCTGAAAATAGCACAAGTTCATATGCCGTATCAACTCAGGATAACAAAAGTTGGGAAGTATTTGCTGAAGATGATGTGGTCGGTTATGGTTCTGGATGGGCATATCTAAGGGTAGAATTACCCACAATAGATACCCCTCAAGTTAATATTGAAACCAGGAAAGGTATTGATGGTGTTGACTATACTTGGACATTTGACGCAGATGGCAAATTAACCACACCTGGACATATTATCCCTAATGCTGATCTCGCATACGATTTAGGCAGCACCTCCAGTCAATGGAGAAACCTATACGTTGGAACAGGTTTAGTATTTGTTGCTAACACACTGACCGATATCGGCATCACATTTGCCGATGGTTCTAGACTTACTTCAAGCAATGGTATTGGAAGAACATCAATCGGTGATACCTATGTATCAGGTGCTTTCCAACAATTAACAATAGCAGATGATGAAGGAACATTGATTACAATTGCTGGAGGAAACAGCCTCTTTAGATTACCACAACTAACCGCAGACATGTTAGGTGCTGAATTTGAATTTTATTTCTCTGATGTTGCTGGACAAGTTTATATACAGAGTTATTATACAGGTGTTAGAGAAACCACCGATGTCTTTAGAGGTTCGATATATGTTGGAGTAGACAACGCAACTACTGGTAAGCTGCACACAGCCACTGCAACAACTTCAACTGCCTGTGTTTTATTCCTTGGACAACATCATGCCAAGGAAGGCAGTTATATTAAAGTTAAAGCTATTGCGTTTGACACAGTAGGTACTTGGATGTTTCAAGGCATGTGCGTAGGTGATACCGGACAAACTCCTAATAGTTCAGACCATCCTTTCCAAGATTATAACTAAAATATCATGAAACTTACAGAATTCTTTAATCAGCCTATACAAATAAGCAAACGCGGTCAAGACACCGAGGATGACAAGCGTGCCGACGAACTCTTCTGGTACATCATCGACCACGATAAACTACACAAAGATTACTTCCACTCTATCGCTCGCAAAGTAAAAAAGATGAAAGAATTCACTCCCGAGCAAGTGTCGGAAATGTATATGCCTATGGTGATCAAAGGTTGTAAAGAATACTATCACGAAAAAGAATTAAAAGGCAAGTTAGGTAAGGAATTTCCTCAAGAAATGAGAGATGACATGTGCCATAGACTGCATGATCACTATCGCGAAGATATTGAAAAAGATATATACAAGTTAGGATAACGCTGTGAACTTAACCGAACTATTTAGAAATCCTAAATTAGCCATCAACGAAGGTGGCAATGTATCTAATCAAAGTCCAGGGTGGCAAGGAGTTCCGGGAGATCATCAGGCACAGGAACTTGATCTGCATGTCCATGATCGCGCCTATGTGCAAGATGTAGTAAGCCAACTATTACATACTATTAACGATGTATATGCTCAACAGCATCAAGAACCATTATGGCATGAGAATTCCGTAAAAACTCAAAAGTTCTTGAGTGGTAGCACTTTACAATTCATGGATAAGAATATTCCAGATGAAGAATTCATTCGTGTTAAACCTAAAGTAGGCGATATTGATACACAGGCGTCTGACCAACATGCTGATACAATCAAACAGTTCTTACAAAGCAATACAGGCAAGGCGTTTGGCAATGCCGTATTGTTAGGATTCACCCCGGGTAATAGTCAATGGGTTAGTCTATGGGAGATCAAATTAAAAGATCTACCTGTCAAGATACAGATCGACTTTGAATATGGAGCACATGAGAAGGAAACAGGATTACCTACAGAGTGGCAATCATATAGTCATAGTAGTGCATGGGATGATATATCTCAAAACATCAAAGGTGTATTCCACAAATATTTAGATCGTGCATTGCCATACGCACAGGCCAGTACCAAGTATGTGGCCCGTGTATTAAAGAAAAGCACCAAGATCTCCGATGCACCTGTTACAGATAGTGATTATAGTTTCGCTGTCAGTGGACCAGGCGGCGGTGGTGTTAGTCAGAAGTATGTGCCTTACAATGATCCTGCCACTGGGCAACCTATGGAGAAAGATGGAATTCCTGTCATGCAATTACTGGAACCCAGTGCAAGACAGTATGTTCAAAATCTCTCCCAACAATTTGAAATCTTCTTTGGACGCAAACCCAAAGGTAATGACCAAGAACTTAAAAACAGTTTCATTGGAACCATACAACTAATCGCAAAATATTTAGATGAACAGAAGAAAGAAGAAATAGCAAGACGCTTCTTCAGCATATGTTTTGAACCAGGTAGTCAAATGATTACTCGTGGTGATCCGGCAAGAGATCGTGATATAAAATTTGCGGCTATCGATTGGATGTTGGAAAATATGAAGTTGGCTAATGCTGCTGGTTTGAGAAAAGAAGCAATCGATATGGCCACTGCTTATGCTGCCGCTTTCCAAAATAAGGCCGCTAAACCAGTTAATGAAGAAGCACAGGTAAAAGCACAATTCCGTAAAGGTATGCCACACTTGCACGATCTTAAGCCTGCTGACTTGTTAGATCTATTAGACGAAATTCATGACGGAAACGGCAGATTTAAACTACAAAACATTCCTTTAAACGTCAAAGTAGACGGATTTGGTGGCAGATTTGGTAAGAATTCCGACGGTAAGCCTTTCATGGGCACCAGTAGAACAGAACCCAGATATGAACCAGGCTTCGTAGCGTATCATCAAAAGAAAGGCACCGTTGATCCGGAAATTTTAAACCGTGCTCAATTGTTTGATGACCTATTTGAGGAAATGATGAACGCTGTCCAATTAGTTGATAGCAAGTTAGGACCTGGATTTTTGGTCAACAAACAAGTCACATGTGAAGTATTGTATCTACCATTTGCTACAGAAACTCCAGAAGGTAAACTAAAGTTTGTTGGTATACATTATGACAAATTACCATCAGGTGTCAATCTTGCATTAGTTCCATTCCGTATCACAGATGCTACCACAGGTGAAGATTTACCTAACTCAAACAAAATCGTCCAAGAATTAACCAGCGTAGGGCAGTCAGGTAGTGTCATGTTTATTGACAACAGCCTAACACAGAATGAAGCATTAGATGTTACAGCATTAGTTCCACCATTGGAAAACATTGAACAACTCAAAGGCATGTTGGCCAGCAACAAGTTAGAAGCCCGACGTCAAGTCAAGGCAGCATTGGAGCCAGTGGCAGCGGCATTAGAGAAGGCCATCATCGAAGATCCTAACATCATCGGTAAAGATTTATTAGGACAAGACTATGAAGGTATCGTTATCAACAGCCGCCTTGGTCCTATCAAAGTAACCAGTCAAGAACAGCGTGATGTTATCACTGCTAAAAATGCTGCTAAGACTAATGCAAGAACAGAGCGTCCAAGAGGCGAGGCTAAAACCGCAGTAGTTGCCATTGGTAGTTTCGTTGGACACATCGGCCACGAACAACTTTGGGACTATACAACTAAGAAAGCAGCAGCAGTAGGAGGTGATCCATATTTGTTTATTGGCAATGCACAGGGCAAGGATGATCCTATTCCACCATCAGTTAAAGTTCAAACATGGCACAAACTGTATCCAGAATATGCTAAAAATATATCCACGGTGAATCAAGATGGCGGATCA